TTTATTGCATCCATAGTATTCTTTTTAGTTTCCTCAAGATCTTCCCAAACCTTCTTAGATTTTTCTTTCATTTGTTCATTAATGTTTCTTAAGCTATCTGTAGTCTTTTCTACTACATCATTAACGAAATTATCATCGAAAGTTTCATTAATCTTTTTATCAATTTCCTTTGATTTTTTCCATGCCATATATCCACCAACTACTATTCCAACTCCAACTCCAACTGCTATTGCTTTTAATATATCTTTCATTTTAATTCCTCCCAATATTTTAAATTTTATTTTTTAATTATCTATTTTTATTTAATTCCATTAATTGCTCAAATGAATAATTTTTAATCATATCTAAAAATCTTTCATTTTCTTCTATAATTTTAGATTCTTTCTCTATTTCTCTTACTTCATCTTTTATATTTTTAAAACTTTTATTTAATCCTTCTTCCATTAATCTATATTTTCTCATTTTATTTTCCTCTCAATTAATATTTAAATGCTAAATAACCTATAACACAAATACAAATCCCACAAATCAATTTGCATTTGTTTTTGAATCTTTGCTGCTTATTTCTTTCTTCTAAAGATGTTACGAAGATATTCATATTTATCAACTCCTTTCCTTCGTATATTCTTATAAAAGATGAGGATACTATATTTCAAGTATCCTCAAATTTATTTATCTATTTCTTCTTAATGTTTCTTGAACTAAATTATTTGATTTTAAATTATCAATTTCTTTTTCTATATGTTTAGTTCTGAAATAATTTCTTATAAACATATATCCACCAATTGCAGTTCCAATACAAAGTACTGGATTATTTTTAACAAACTCTAAACTTTTTAATGCTATTTTATCTAAATCAATATTCAACTTCATAATTATCTTCCTCCTTCTATAACTTGAATTCTTTCATTATATTTATCTAGATATTCTTGAGCATTTATTTTTCCCATTTCTAAATCTTTATCCAATTGTTGTAGTATAGGATCTGCTTTTTTAAGACCTATAGCATATCCTACTTTATAAACTATATATAATCCACCTAATATTAACGCACCTTTAATCATTTTTCCAAACATTTTTATTCCTCCTAATTTTTATCATTAATTTTCCTTCGTACTTTCTTAATAAGAAGAGAGTATACACAAGTACATAAATGTATACTCTCTTTTGAAGAATTTCTAGAATGCAGTATTTAATAAATCTTTTTTGATTTGCAAAGAATCTTCTAACTCTTTTATAAATTCTTTTCTGTAATGAAGATTCTTTAGATCTTGAATCAGTTTTTCTTCATCTTGGATTATATTTTTAAGATCCTCTGCAGAGAATTCATTTCTAACCATTTCTTTATCTAAATTAGAAATGTTATCATCCTTTTTCCCTCTCATTTTCTTGAATCCTTTATAACCAAAATATCCAACTAAACTAATTCCTAATAATCCAGCAACACCAATTCCAATATTTTTAACTAATGACATAATAATCAACTCCTTTTCAATTTTATTTTATATTATATTACTTGTCATATCTATATTAGTATATGTAATCGTTAAAACGCTATCTCTTCATTCCTTCGTATATTCTTGGAAAATAGGTTTTTATGCGTTTTAACGATTATTTTAACATATTTATGTGAGAAGTTTCTTTATACACTAACTTCTCTAAAAGTGTTTAATCTCTAGTTAATCATTTCGTTATTTGAATTATGATACATATAAAGATTTTTCTGAGTTTGATTTAACATAGAATCTAGATATCTTATGATATCAATATCGTCAATAACTATATTAAATTCAGATTTAACTTTACTATACAAATCTTTCAAATAACAGAATAGATTAACCTCATGTTGATATAAATCATTAGTTGATACTAAATCTTCTCTAATGAAATTATTAACAACATGTTGGTAATAGTCAACTGATTTAACCATCGGTTGTCACCTCCCTGAATATACGGAGATTTAATACTATACTGCGAATATAGTATTACATATATCTATATTAGTATATGTAATCGTTAAATAAGTATTTAACGATTCCTTCGTATATTCTAGAAAGGTAAAAAAAGAACATACCCCAATATAGAAAATAATTCTATATTGGGGTTATCTTATTATTTACGAAAACACTTTCGTAATATTTCCATAACTATCAAAAACTTCGTATACTAATAATGGAAATACTTGCTTATCTGGATTATTTTGAACATAATAATAATAATCCATAGTATTTCTATTCATTGTTAGTATAATAGTTTCAATAAATAATCTTTTCATATTCTCTTCTGGAATATTTACACTCTTAAGTTCTTCTTCTATCTTCCATGGAATATCTGTGAACCATCTAGTGTATAACTGTTCATCTTTATTTGTATATTTTAGTATAAATTCTTTAATATTCTTAAAATTTACAATTTTTGATACATATTCTGTAGTATTAATTATATTTCCAATAATACTCATATCATCAAACATATCTTCTACAACGATAAAACTATTATAACTTTCTAATATATCACTAAGTATTATATTAGGTTTACTAGGAATGGTACTTTTCCATAACTCTCTATATTTATCTCTTATTTCTATAGCTACTTTTTGTAATATAAATGAATTAGCTTTACTATGAATAAATATTTTAAATATATTAGCAGTTTCTCCACTATAATTGTACAAAGAGATCCCATCTTCATTTTCTACAATCCCTACAAGCGGACTTATTCTAGGATTATTAATTATTTTAAATACGTCATCTCTCCATTTATTCCAATCATTAATGTCAATTTCATTCTTTCTTTGAGTTAATACATCTATAACATGTAAATCTCTACTAAATATAATATCATTACACATAAACATATTAGCTTTTCTACTATGAATATCAGCACCAGGTGGAGTACTTACCTGTTTTAGAAATTCTTCCAGTTTTATTTCTTCTTCTTTTGTCATATATTTACCTCATATTAATTTATGTAGCTGCTGTTTCTTATTAAATTTAGTCATTTTCTCTCTTATTTCTTTAGCTCTTTCACTATCAGGTCTATATCCATTTACATATTTAGCCTGTATAGAATCTGGTATATTAAAATATGTAATTTGCTTAAAGTAATCTTTATAGATACCAAGATTAAGCTTTTTCTTGTGGTTCGCTTCTACTTTCCAAAAAGAAGTATCAAGTCCTTCAATAACATAACCTTCTTTACCTCCAACTCTGGCAACTCTACTTACATTTTGTATATAGCTACTTATACCAAAGTTAAATTCTAAAAATACCAATACTCTAAGGTTCGGATTATCATATCCACGTCCCATACTTTCTGTCGTAGTAATAATCCATTTCTTAGTTTCTGCAATTTCCTTTTCTTTTACACTGATACTACTATTGTAGATACCTATATCATTTTCGTCAATTTTAAAGTTATTTATAAGTTTCTTCTTTACTATCTCACAATTTTCTATACGTCCACAATAAAGTACTATACTACCGCCTTCATTAATCATTTTTCGTATAATACCATCATCTTGTATATAGAACTTCCACATTATATAATCTAAGAATACATCTTTATTTGCAAGATAATTATTATAATATGTTTTAAATAACTGTTCTTCGTATAAACTCATCTTAAAATGTTCATCTCTAGATGGATTAAATCTCCACTTTACGATATAACAATTTCTATTATTTGGTACTTGTACATCAGATCCAAATGTGTGCACATGTCTATATATTGCTTGGAATATAACGTCATCCTGTCTTATATTCTTAAACTTCGTTCCAGTAAGATATAAGTTATGGCTAAAGTTACCAAAACATTCTAACATATATGTACTTCCGACTTCTCTATCACATTCGTCTATTATTTTTATGTCTGCGTTCATATCTAACATAAGCTTCTTAATAACTTCATAAATACCATAAGTATTTATTAGACTTTGTACCATACGATGAGTTAAAAAAAGACCACTTACTTTCTTCCAATTTATATCTTCAAAATCAGATCCATTTCTAAGACAAAGCATTCCATCTTTACCCATATATTTACAGAAATCTTCATAACTTTGAGTTACAAGTTTACTACTATAGGTAATAAAAATAAACTTAAGACCAAGTCTATTTATTATTTCTGCAGTCATAAATGTTTTACCAAGCCCAGGCTTAGCACATAAAAACACACGCTGTTCCTGTTCATTTTTATCTGTAAATATTTTACATATACTATCAATAAGTGGGACTTGATGTGCTAATGGTTTCCATTTCATCTTATTCCATTTATGTTTATATGCAACTACTGGTGCTTTCTGATCAGAAAATATAAGTGGTTTTCTAAGTATACTATCTAAAATTGACTTTTTAATTTTAGGAATTATCACATAATCCCCATCTTCGAAAATTGCTTTTGGTATTTCATCGTTATCTCGGAAACTTAATACAGACATCTTTGCTTTCAAGTTGATTAACGTATCTGGTTTAAACTCATTTTTATGTATCCACCAACTTGTACTAGTTTCAATGTTCATATTTCTCCTTTAAAAGTATATCTAAATTTCCATTTAAACGCATTATAAGGCCTATTGCAGAGCTTCTATATATTATAAACGATAAATTAGTCATTTATTTTATACGTCTTCTCTAATAGGCCTCTAATAGCGTTAAAATAGGTATATACATAAGACTGTTTTTAGTCTGTAATACCATCAAAATCTGCAAAATCTGATTCATTTGTATATTTAATAGGTTCTCTATCAAGAAGTTTATTATATACAACGTCAAATTCTGATGGTTCTACTTCCATTTCTGGAACTAATATATTATTCTTTATATATCCATGATGAAGTTTTACTGATAATGCATTAGTAAGTCCAGGAGTTCTTAATATATCTCCTATATTATAGAATTGCACAGATGTACTATTTTTAGATAAACGTTTACTACTATCATTACCATCACGCATTAGTCCATATATAAGAGCTTCATAATATATTATATGATCAAAGTGTGATACTTCACGGCAATAATTAAAGAATGCTATTATCTGATCTCTAACAGACATATTCTTATATTCTTCGTCCTGACTAAAGTATTTAGTTCTTATAGCAGGACTATTTTTATAACGTTCTGTCCACATTTCTTTATGAGCTTTAGGCTCATTATTATGTTTCTTAAGCATTATCTTAAGATCTTCTGCTTTAATAAATACAGAATCATTTGGAATGTAATATTGTATACAATCTTTATGCTCCATATCATCAGACTCTGGCATATAAAGTGGAGTATCAAATACTGCTATTTCTCCATTAATCTTTAAATACCAGTTCTTAGTAAATGGTTTTTCATCAAAATCATGAGAGAAACCAATGAATTCTACAAGTGTTCCCTTAGTAAATCTTAACCAGTCAAATTCAACCGCAAGAAGTATTTCATGTAATTGCTCGAAGAATTCTTTAAGTGTATATAGTTTTCCTCTGAAATATACATGAGTATCAAGCATTTTAGCACTGTTATTATGCTTTATACTAATAAGATTTTGTACTATAGCACCAATAACGTCCATTACATACATATATGCAGATGCTTTCCATGCTTTAGTGTCTTGTAAGAAATCACTCATATATCCCATACATTCTTCACATATTGTATCTCCATAGTTAAATAAAGCACTACGAATCTCAATATCTTGGCCAATAAGATCTTCTCTATCAATATTTACATATCCTACATTCTTACCATCTTTATAAATATACTTCCATCTTAAAAATTTAAGATCTTCTTTACCCTTTACATGCCATGGTAGTGTTAACAAAGTACCACAATCATGTATTACTTCTCTAGATAAGTCCTCATTAAGTTTAAATGTAGCTAATGGAATTCCTATATGTTTATTAATAGTGCCAGGATCTTTTACTTCTGTTTTACCTGATATTATAACTAGACGTCCACTATTATCCATTTGATATAGATCTTTTGGAAGTCTAATTCCATTAAGTATTCCACCAAGTACATTATGTTGTGTACGGTTTTTATCTATATATCCAGGCATAGGTCCTATTTGTACTAATGCTTGTGCTTGTTTTGCATTTATTTTAACTCCACCTTCAAACATCAAATTTATTGGATATACTTCCGCATCCTTAAGAATTCTTACTATTTCATCTTCTTTTTGTTGCACTACCCAAGGTGGATCTTTTTCTGTTATTATTGGATTATCTAATAATTCACGGAATTCTTTATGATTATCATATGCATCAAGATATCCCCATAAACTATGGTCCATACTAATAGTAATACTAAGTTTCATACTAAGTTGGTGGAAACATGCAACTACCATACCCAATAAAAAGTATAGATGGATTTCTCTATCAGGAAGTATATTTATCACATTATCACATACAAACTGTCTATATTTATCTGGAACTCCCTTAGAATAATCCCCACTATATATAAGTTTTGCTCTAAGTTTCAATGGTAAGTTATAATATGCATATACTTCTTGTAAATATATATTAAGAAGTCCATGTACTCCATCTGTATGTATGCGGAATTTATCTGTAAATTTTATTGTATAACGTTGATCAGAAAGAGGTTGCCGGATAACAGCAACCTCAAATTTCTTACAATCTTCTTTATTTCTAGCATCGACTATTATATTCTGTTTATTATTCATACGAATTTCTCCTATTTATTTTTACTTTGTTCTATTAAATAATTAGCAGCACTAATAATGATTCCTTTAACTTCAGTATATATAGTATCTTTATCTATATAATCAGTCCAGTTATGAACATTACAACCTTCTGGTTTATCTTTAGCAATATATTCTAAAAGATATGATCTTATAATTGCAACTCCTGCTACTTTTTTATCCTTAATACAATAAGTCTCGCTTCCAGGTGCTACATAATATAAACTAGGTCCTACATAGTCACAACCTAATGAATATAGTTTAAGGATATCATCATGTTCAGATTCTCCAAATTCTCTAATAGAATCATAGCAGGCATCTCTTTCATCTATAACTACATATCCAGTAACTATAAAATCTTTAAGATTAGTTGTCTCTTCACATATAAAGATATCTCTAGCATGTATACCAAATCCAACCATATCATGGAATATAATTTTCTTTAATGTTCCAGCACCTTCTGGATTAAGTTCTAGATAATCTTTGTAATCATCGATACTCATTTATAACATCTCCCTTTAATCAAATAATTTTCTTAATGCTCTTTTAAGCGAATCACCTATTGTGTCTTGGTATGGATCGTATACTTTTTCTGGTGGAGTACTATATATTCTATGAGTTAATAGTCCTATAGTTATGTTATAAGTATATTGGTCACTCAATCTATCGAAAAAGTTTTGACTTATATCTATAGTAATTCTATTTCTAATAAAATCTTTTATATCTCTATATTTAATAATTTCTCCAACTGTATATGAATCTTTTATTATCCATTTATAGAAACCATTTTTATACAATCTGTCAGAGTATTTATGTCTTTCATCATTAGTTACAAATTCTTTAATAGTACACACATACTCCCGATCGTTAAATATGATTAATACATTTGGACCAGCCTTATTTATAAAATATCTACTAAATCTGTAATTATTTAATATTCTAAGAATTAAATCCCTATTTTCATAAGGATTTGTAAACTTATCATATCTACTAAGTTTCATACCAGTAAATTTAGTAATAACTCCATTATTACCAGTATATTTTTGCAATTCCATAAATATCACGCACCTTTCATATTATATTCTCTATTATATGTAAGTAACTAATCTATAAGAATTTGCACACACTAAAAGTAAGAATAATAAAGTAATTAAATCTAAACAGAATGTTTCTGCTAATAGTCCTATTGCTCTTGTTTTTGTTATTTCTCTAACCCCAGCTCTTATTCTCATAAGGTTATATTGAATTTCTTTCTTTACATCGTTAGATAATATTCTACATATTATCATCACTATAACTTGCATTGCAAGTACTATTAAAGTATCTGTTAAAATTGACATATGATTTACCTCCTAAAATGTTTTTAATTTATAAAATATAATAAGAATTTTACTGTTAATATTGCTAATTTTTCTAATATTTTAAAGTTAATTATGTTAAATATTGCTATGAATCCATTAAGTAATATTAAAATGAAACATAATATTGCATATTTAACATAACTTCTCATATTATTAAGATAAGATTTTTTCATATTATCTATATGATAATTTATTGAATTTCTAAGATCTTCTTTATTAACTTCTGGTGGAACTTTCATTATATCCACTTCTTTAAGCATATCATCTCTATATGGTTCTAAATTTTTTAACAGCATATAGTAATACATGAAATTATTCTTATTACGTTTAAATATAATTATTGATATTATAGTAGAAAATATACTTGTACATACTGCAATTATGCCTAATATCATTCAGCATCACCAAGAATTTCATCAAATGATTTAAGTTTTAATGCTCTAACGTTATTATCAGTTTGTGCTCTATATATTATATTCTTAAGTTCATTTAATATTTTCATATCATATTTTTTATATTCTTCTGGTAAATCTTCTACTGTAATTAATGATGTAATATCAGCAAATGGATTGTATAATTTCAATCCATGTAGAGTTTCTTTAAGAAGACCTATTTCTGGCATATCTTCTTTTACAACATTAATCATTCTATGTAGTCTAAGTAATTCTCCACTAAGTTCATCTTTTACTATTTTTGGAATAGATACAGTTTTATTTCTATTATCATAGTATCTATCCAATTTTATACTAAGTTTATCTAATATTTCATACATTGGACTACCAAATGTATAAAATTTTAATAATCCATCAAAACTACTAGATGCAAGTATAATATCATCAGATTTTATAATATCTGCATTTAAAATATTATCCTTTACAAATTTAAATAAACTTGGTATTTCTATCTCTTCAAATTTAAATAATATATTACTAAGTCTAAGATTAGATAATATTATACTATCAGATTTATGATCAGCATCATTTGTTAATAATGTATAATATTTATCTTCTGGATCCATTTTATCCACTTCTAAATCACTCATAACTCTAGCCATTAATAAATCATGTTTTCTCATATTCTATTTCCTCCTATAATTTTTAAGTATGTCATTTACCATCTTTTCTATAGCACTTTTAGTAGCTTTACAAAGCATTATTTCATTATATATTATAAAACCAACTAGTATTATCCCTAATATTATTCCTATGTATATCATAAATATCACCCTACATAACTATAAATTGACCTTTTTTCTTTGTTATTCCAAAATAACTATAATAAGTATTTTCATCTAAGTTATTAGCATCCACCTTAACTCTAAATGCATTATTAACTAAATGAAATGTATTATACTTTTCTAAAGTATTTAATAAAGGTCCACCTGTAAATACACGCTTACCATGCATTCCAGATACAGTTCCTGCTTTTATTATATATTTCTTAAGCTTAAATTCACCTTGTAATATAACACAGATATCATCTCCGTTATAGTTTGTAGTATACATTCCTACTATTTTATCATCTCTTTTAAGACCTATAATAGTAGATAAGTCTATATACGGATTACGCATAATCTTTGCAACCTTTACTACATACATATATCCTTTATCTGTAAATATATATATAAGTCCATTAGTATGTGTATCTATACTCATAGTACCTTTATATTTAGCTCCAACTACCATATTATATGTCTTATCATTAGCTATTAACCACACTTTACATGGTATAATACTAGCAGCCTTATTAAGGTTATCCTTCTCAATAATATTATTTCTTCTAGAATGACCAAATTTAACTACATATTGATCCCATTCATCTAACATATACTTATCAAGATGTTGGTTTCTTTGAGCAATTGTTAGTTTCTCTAATTCATTTTTACGCTTTTCTAATTTTTTATATTCAGATAATAAATCATCAAGCTCCATATTAGAAAGTCTATATACACGTAGCATTACTATATATTCTGCCTGTTCATATGTAAGTTTATAAACTTTCATAACACGATGTATACTATCCTGTTTATTTTTTGCCTGTCTTACTTCATCTATAAGTCTTTGTAAGTTCTTAACTTTATCTTTATTAAGAATTAATACACCGTCGATTAAATGCATTTGTTTAAGTACATCTTTAAGTTCTTTCTTAAATCTGTTATATAGACATTTTTCTCTAAATTCTACAAAAGATCTCACTATTTCTAATAGATTTACACCTACTTTAAATTTTCCATCCATTATAACATTATGCACCATACTATGTTTTACTTCAAGACATGTATTAGCTAATAACTGACTTACAGCATTATCATAGTTTTCTGGATTATCAAGTTTAAGTTTTATCGAAATTCCATCCATATTACTATGATCTTCATATGATACTATATGGCATACAAGTTTACCTTGATCTGCCTTTATAGCAAGATTCTTTACATTATTTATAAATTGTTCTGTTGTAGTATTATATGGAATAGATGTTACTTCTATATAACAATCTTTACCATCATCTATACGCTTCCATATACCACGCTGTGTACAAGTTCCAGTTCCTTCTATATAAGCACTTTTAAATCCTTTACCTACTATAGTACCAGACAATGGAAAATCTGGTGCTTTAAGAATTTCTGCCAGTTCTTGTACTGATATTTTTCTATTTCTAACATATGCTTTGCATACGTTTACCACATCTGTCACATTATGTGGTATCAGATTTGTAGTATACCCTACTGCAATACCAAAGTTCCCATTTATAAGAATATCTGGAACTACTGCTGGAAGTACTAATGGTTCCATACCAGTATCTGTGTAGTTTTGTTGAAATGGTACTATATCGGGACTAAGTTCATGTGTAAATGTATCTTCTCCATATGAACTCATACGTATTTCTAAGTATCTTCCAGCGGCAGCTGAATCTCCGAATACGTTACCTCTATTCCCATCAATTTCAAAATATACTTCATTCTGTTTCCACTCTTGACTCATTGTTACATAGGATCCATATATTCCACTGTCCCCATGTGCATGATAACTCATGCAAAGTCCAACCATTGTATTTAATTTTTTAGGTTTTGCAGTTGAGAGAACTCCATCTTTAAACATAACAAATAAACATCTACGTTGGACTGGAGTCTTATTGTCTAATACGTTTGGAATCATACGATTATATAGTACATAGTTTGAGTATCTACTCAACGCCCCTATTGAGTATGTTCCAAGATTGACTGTTTTATATTTATTCATAATATCCTCCAAGTTTAAGGTAATAAAAATAATCAGGCGGGACTGTTATATCCCGCCATCTTATTATTTGTCATCTGTAAAGATTAGGTATACAAAACCATTGCCTATTCTAATATCAGTTAATATTGAATATCCGCCACCGTCTTGTTCTTGTCTGATTACTTTATTTACAGCAGTTTCTATTCCAGCTCTATCAAGTCCACCGATTGATACAACTTTAAGATACTGATTTGCAAATGAAGTTACAGATAACATCATTCCTAATCCTAACAATAACTTTTTCATAACATATCCTCCTATTTACGTTCAAGTATTAGTAGAACCTTAGATCCATCCAATGTAGTATCTGATGGTACTACTGTATATGCTACTTGTCCATTTATTTTCATATCTGTATCTAATTCTATATATACTTTATTACCAGTTTCTGCAAATCTAGTGTAATAATGATGTCCAATAGGGTCTGCACCTTCTCCAGCATCTCCAATTTCCCAAGTTAGATTTTTACTATAAGTTTCTACATCTAAATCTTGAGGTATTAACCCATCGCTACCACTCATAACAGAATCTCTAACTTTATCATAGTCAGATTCTCCATCTTTCCAAGCTACTTCTTCACCTTTAGATATTTTTTCAATATCTTCCATACTATAGTTTGGTCCATCAGTAGATCCTAAAAATGCTTTCATTTCAAGATTTTCAGCTCTTACTTCTTCAAGTTCTTTTTTAAGAGCTTCAACTTCACCATTGTTACATCCCACCAATAATAATCCTAATCCTAATACTATTAATATTTTTTTCATTCTACTTCCTCCTATTTACTTATTATTTTAAAAATTCTATATCTTATTTTATTATATTTACTTAATACATTATCATAATAGACTTTATGTCTATCAATACATGATATTTTCATAATTTACATCCCATTTTGCAGTACCTTTCGAAGCTTCGACACCATATGAATTTTTAATTCTTGTGTGGATATCATTTGGTTCATACTTTCCAGTATTTTCATTATAAACATATTCTCTTTCACCATTTGCTGCTGCAGCCCAATCTTCTTTAAATTTTTCTAATGCTGTGCATCCTGTAAACATTCCTAATAATCCTAGTATTAATACAATTTTCTTCATAATTTATTCCTCCGTATATTCATTATTTTTAGCTTTTCTAAAGCTATGTTTCTTATTTACTTTTTCTTTCTTTTTACCATTTTTAATATTAGATTCATCAATTTCATCATCAAATTTCTTTTTACTTTTGATCTTTTCTTTCAATTTACACAACTCTCCTTAGTTATCATATACAGATTTAATGTGTTTTCCATAAATATCCATATATCCCATACAATAATCTCCATTATTATCGACATAATCCCAAAGTATTACTCTAGAATCTCCCCAAACTCTACTTTGGTCTGGTAACACAAAATCTGTTCCAACATTAGTCACTATTTTTATTGTATACCCGTCTGGATATCTATATTCCACAACTTGTATTCCAGGCTCTACTCTAAACATAGGTTCTCCCTTTGCATTGTATTGCCCTTCCATAATAACTCCATACTCTCTCACATCAGGGTCTTTACACCCAAATGCTACAGCTCCAAACATTAACATTAATAATAATACAACTTTCTTCATTCAAATCACTCCTTTTTATTTTTTGTTTTATCTATCTTATTATATGTAATTATTCAATAGTTAAGATGTCTAGGATTGTTTCCCTAGATTGAACAGCTTTAAAGCTCTTATCATTCAATTTATTGATATCTTTTCTTATATGATCAATTAATTTATTTAATTGAGTTAAAAATATACTACAGTCAGATTTAAGGAAATAAGAACTATTCATATAATGATCTACATCATCTCCTGCAAAATCAAGTCTAAGTACATCTTTTCTATATTTATAATTTACTTCTATTTGAGCTACTAATGTTTCTAAAGAGTCTTTAAGATATTTATACAACCATTCTAAATCAAGTCTTCCACTATCATATTCTTCTAATACCATCTTCATAATAGCAGACTTCATTGTAGCTACATACATATTTTCAATAGAAGTTAATTGATCAGATTCGGGTACCATATCAGGTACCCTATAATTAATCACTTTTCTATCACTAATTTTATCTAATACATTTAATGCTTTACCGCCAGCTTTAACTAAATTACTTCCAAGATTTGCTAAATTCTTTAGATTTTCCCACATACCCATTTTTCTTACCTCCAAACTTATTATTTTTATTAAATAGTTTCTTCTCTTTAACTGGTTTCTTTAGTAATGCTGGATCACTAAGTTTAGTATATTCATTTTCACCTTCATCTAACATTACATCTAATATAGGTTTATTTATAATTGCGATATTATCCGTATTAAATAATTTAAAATTATACATAGCTGTAAATAGTATCTTTCTAAAATCTGTAGGAAGTGAAGTAAGTAATACTTCATCTATTGGATTCTTAAAGAATAACACACAATTAGCGAAGTTTGGTAATCCTACATGTACACTAGAGAATTCTAATGGATTTTCCATATAGAATTTAAACTTTTCTACTAAGTCTTTTTGAATATATCCAAGTTCTGTAGTATCTACTCCATCTATATTAATATTAGCCATAGCTTCTTTAATAGCTTCTTTATCAGAACCTTCTATTTTACCTTTATTAATAATACCTTTAGCAGTAATACAGAAATTATTGATTCTTTCAGCTAATACTTTAGTAGCTTCATTTTTATTAAATAATGCGGATATCTTTTCTATATTTCCTAAATAACTAGGACTCCATTTCTTAAGTTGTTCAAATTCCTTTGTAAGTATAATTGCAGTAAGGTTATAGAATACATTTTTGTAGTAGTTATCTCTTATAATACAATTCTTTTCTTTATGGAATATTTCAAGTAGTTTATTCTCAAAGTTTATTTTTGTATCTAGTATAGCATCTGTTATCTTCTTATTATTTGTATAGAACTCTTCATCTATTAAATAATTATTAACTCTATAATTTTTTAGTAATAATGATGCTAAAACTCCAGTTTTAGATGGAAGCATAGGTCCTATTAAGAATTTTGCTTTCCTAAAAGTCTTATTGCTAGGCTTTTTGTCGTTTCCTCTGTTTCCTCTAGGGGTAACTTTACTAAAACTCTTCCCTTCAAATTTCTTTCCTTCATTTCTTTGTGTTTTTGAATTAAATTTTCTTTCCATGTGTTATCCTCCATTTTATTTATATATTTTCTAAGTCCGTATTTTGTTATTGCATATTCTATAACTTTTTCTTCAGTATTGAAACGTTCATCATTTGGGCTGATATTATGAACCATTCTATAAACCCAATGATCCAAACTATCCATTATAAATTCTATTAATTTTATAATATCTTTAAGTTTATGATATTTCCTTATTTTGATTTTAAGTCTTTTAGTTTTAGAATATATCCATTTATTAGTTCTTATAATACGAGCTTCATCTAATGTTAATCTAAAGTTCTTTTTCTTAATACGGCTCATATCCACCACCTCTATAAATCATTCTAGGTAAAGGTTCATTACTTCCAAGATAATCTCTCCATGTAGATAACATTTCTATAACTTTACCTACATTCTTAGTATTAGAATAATCAGATTTATCATCTGGAATATCTACTGTAAATTTTACATTAAAATCTGGTATAGATCCAGTAGAACTTACTTCTATATTACTTTTTGTAAGTTCTGGATGTGTAGGCATATCTTTAAGATATAATGATAATCCATCGCGATTTTCAAATAACATTTTTAAAGTTTCTGGATTATAAATTCTACCATTACCATTAGAATTACCGTAATCAACCTCATTAATACGTAATAATGACTGTTTTGCCATTTTTCTCATATATATTTTAAATATTTTTATAAGACCATAAGTGACTGTAACATCTTTGTAAAATGGAAATGCTTTAAATTCTTGAGATAATTCTATAAGATACGCTAATCTAGAGATATCTTTCTGCTTCCAACTTCTACGAATTTTCTTAGAGCATTCTAATATATTCATGCAAACTGCATTCCAATTTGCATTTATGTTATTTAAATTAGACATAGCCATCATTTTTAAATATTTATTTTCCATTTTACACCTCCAATTTATCCATTTCATCTAATAAACTCATTGGATATACTAAGATTTCTTTTTGCATCTTATCAGTAAGTCTAAGTTGTGGGTCTAATTTCTTATATTTCTTCCAATATGTTTCAACTACCTTTTTTATTCCATATTTATTAAATGGATCATCATAACATTTTTGCTCTTTAAATGTTTCCATATTAGTTAAAATATTACCCATCAGCACATAATCTTTATATTTCCAACTTCTTCTAAGCTTTTTAAGAGTTTTAACTAAACTTCTTCGATAAATATTATAACTAAATTCTATTTCTAAATCTCTGTTTAATTCATATACTGTCATCATTCTATCTCCTTTGATATCATTTCTTGAAATATTCTATTTTCTAAATCCGCTGGATTATACTCATGATCTTCTATTTTCATATTACTGCCATAATATTTAACCATTTCCTTCGCATCTTCTGATGAAATATTACCTACTTCTATCATATAATCTAATCTTCCAGGTCTAATTAATGGTTCTGGTAAGTATTGCTTATTATTAGTAGTAATTATAGTAATAGCTCCGTTTGGACTTGTATTGCTATCAAGAAATTGCATTAAATTATTAAGAACTTCTCCACTTTCAGTTAAGCTTCCATGTACTGTATTTCTTACATATCCATCCATTCCTACTATTTTCTTAGGTTTATTATCTTCTTTTTCAGCATCTCCACCTATTTTAAGAACAGATTTATCTATATCTTCTATTACAAGTAATGATGGTTTGCCTGTTTTCTCGTACCATTCTATAATACTTTTAGTATTATAAATAATACAACTATCATCATTACGAGCAAACATTTTATCAATATAGTGAACTTTGTCAAACTTAAATTTATTTGCAATATATTTGATAATACTAGTTTTACCAGTACCAGGTTCACCATATAGTAATATATTTAACTTAAATTTCTTACCAAATTTATCATATATTTCTTTCTGTTTAAGAAATCCGTCTATAATATTTTCTATTTCTGTTACATGAGAACCAAATATCTTTTTATCTGTTACTTTATCTATAAGTATACTATCAAGATCATCTACAGATATGCCAGCACTAAATTTTATGATATTTTCTTTTCTATTAGGAAGTAAGAAATCTTTCATACTTTTAAAATACTTAGCTCTATTTTTACCTAATATATCACAGCTGAAGAATTGCTGTAATCCTCCTGCACTACTCTCATACCAGTTCCATATAAGCATCCAAGTAAATCTGTCTATTTTTATTATATAATAGCCGAAATTTAAATTACTAAAATCTGCAGTTCTTCCTATAAATATATTATTTTCTAATATACTTATATCTTTTGGATATTTGCTATTAAGTTTAATCCAATCAATAAGCTCTGATATCTTCATTTTATTCTCTTGTAGTAATATACCCATACGAGTTCTTACTATAAACTGCTTAAATATCCATTTTATAATATCTTTAGATTGTGATATTATATAAGTAAGTGCAGTTAAAAATACAATATTATTCATGTTAAATAGTTCTTTCATTTTGAAATACTCCTTTCAATACAATTTTTAATACTTATGGTATGTGTTTATCATTTTATTTCTTTTTCTTCCATAATACTTAGATTTAGGAATTACAACTATTCTTACTCTAGTAATCTTTTTAGGTTTAAATAAGACCATGCCTTTTTCATGGTCTATTTCTACCTGTAATCCTTCAATATCTTCAGAATACTTTTCATGTTGTTTAACTGATGCTAATATATTTTTAGCCATTTCTTCTAATCTTTCTCTATCTTTAGTATTAATATTTATAACATCTTTATTAAATACTTTCATAGTATCAGTAATTCTTTTATTATTTAACTTTACTAATTTATTATATTCTTCAAAAGATGTTTTATATTTTTCTAGTTGATCTTTATCATATAACATTGGTCCCATTATAATTCACCTGTCTCTATAAGTCTTTTTCTATGTGTACTATCATTACCTTGAAGCATATGTATAATCTCAGATTCTTTCTCAAAATCATCAATTTTCACTTGAAGTAATCTACGAGTTTTAGGATTCATTACTTGTTCTCTGAATATATCTGCATTAAGTTCTCCAAGTCCCTTAATACGTTGTATATCAGATATCTTATCATTTTTATGTTTTAATAAGAAGTCTTCTTGTTCCTTTTCATCATATGTGAAGTATTTTTGCTTTCCAATAGTGTTAATGAAAAGTGGACTTGGTCCAATGTAGAGATGTCCATTAATTATAACTTCTGGCATATATCTAAAGAAGAATGTTATTAATAGTAGTTCTATTGCAGCTCCATCGGCATCTTGGTCACATAGACATACAATTTTATGGTATTTTAGCTTCTTAATATCGAAATCATCCTTAACTCCACATCCTAATGATATGATAAGATCTTTAACTTCTTTATTATTATATACTTCTATTTCATTATGCTTTTCAGCATTAATAATCTTTCCTCTTAGAGGAAATACTGCTTGAAATCTGCTATCTCTAGCATTCTTAACTGTTCCGGCCGCACTATCCAAAGTTCAAATAAGACGCTACTCTTATCCCGTTTATCAAACTGCATTATACATCGGCCAATTTTATACTGTATAATGTATCGGACTATATCTTTTCTTCTCTCGTTTCAGTTTAAATGGGTTGGCATTTATAACCCTACCAGCAATCGCTTCTGGCCCTACTTATGTTATAACCACTTTTTCTAATACTGATTATAATACCCTAGTCTCTGAACTCATTTTATTCTCACGTAATTTAAGTTTATACAATTCATTATCTACAAATGAATCAATTTTATGCTTTAATTCTATAGGAAATATATTCTCATACTCTTTAATATTATATATCATACAAGTATTATGATTGATTATCTTTAACATATTATAAATTTTTGTAGTTATTTTGTAATCATTATAGTAATATTCTAATAACCTATCAAATAAGTAATATCGGCAATATGGAAATAATGAAGTATTATATTTCACATCACTTTTATTAATTAATAAATAATTATTATTTAATAGCAAATAAATATACCACGTATCATGTTTATTTCCAGTTCTTTTACTAAACCCTGAAAGATACTTATTTAGATATGTTGGTATAAATATACATGTATCTGGGCTATATACTTTATATTCAGAATTCCATTGTAATACATCTTTATCTATTTGCTGATATTCATCTGGATTATAATTAGACTTATTAGACCAAACCCATTCTAAAAATTTATAATAGTTTAACCATTCTTTGCAAACTGTAACTTTTTCATAAACTTTATTAGAGCGACATCTCTCATGAATATGTCTCCATAAGTTATGTATATATACATTTGATTTTAATTTTGGATTTGGTTTACCTCTATATTGACCCCATTTTCCTAATTTAAGATAATTTTCAACATGGTCTCTAAGTACTTCATCATATCTATACCATGCTTCAATAGTCTCATATTTATTAGAATATCTAAATTTAACATACACAACTCTTTTCCATTTATCTGTATACCTAAATTTAACTCCAATAACAGTTAAAGGTTCATCAAAATTTTTAAGATTAAATACTTTACCCATTAATTCTTTTCTTAAATTTTTCCGTTTATTCGGTGGGGATTTACCTAATGGCATATTAACACCTCCTTTATAAATTATTTTAAATTACGTAAATTATAAAACTTTGCTGCGTTGATTGTACCTATAATATAACGTTTTCACTATGCTTCTTTACCACTGTTACGGTCGAAGTTTTATACTATATTTCTATGTATAAGTAGTAGCTATATCTTTATAACGGTAGTTTCCCGCAATTAGAGAGATTTAATGAGGGGAATAGGATAGATTTGAAGTTTTTACTTTCCCTCACAAATAAACAACTCACATTCTTCTGGTTTCTTACTAACACAATGTGCCAGTTTACTATCAGTTAATGTCAAGTTGCTTTTCTTTGCTGCTTTTGTTCCAAGAACCATTTCCCTAGCTTTCTTACTAGCTTCTTTTATTCTTCTAGTAAGTAAGATTCTATCAACTAATACCTTAGTTTCCTTCGGTTTATCACTTGCCCATGCTATTAGCTTATTATACACTATTTCTTGTACAAATGGTATAATATCAGGAGCTGATAGTTTAGTTTTTGTTTGGTTCTCAAATGGAGGTTCATTCATTTTAAAACTTATAATACAACTAAGTCCTTCACGAAGTTCATTACCTCCAATATTAGCATCTTTATCTTTAAGAAATCCATTTTGTCTACTAATATCATTAATAGCCCGGGTAAATCCTCCACGGAATGCTTGAACATGAGATCCGCCTTCTGGCATATGAGCAGAGTTTACATATGAAATCATATCCTCATAGCTATTATCTGTATATGTAAAGATTGCTTCTATAAAGTATTTATCATTTTCTGCAATTATATGGATTGGTTTAAACAGAGGTTTATCATCACCAAGTCTAGCCTTCATCATATCAAAAAGTCCATTTTCAGATTTAATTTCTTCTTTTTTATTGGTTCTTTCATCAGAAAGAATAAATTTATTACCTGGATTTAGATATGCTTGTGTTTGTACCATATCTTTTACCTTATTATAGTTATATTCAATAACTTCCTTGAATATTTGACTATCAGGTATCCAAGTAATCTTTGTTCCAGAAGGATATTCTGGTATTTTGTCAATTTTTGTAAGTTTAGATGTTTCATAACCTCTGCTAAATGTTTGTTGATACACTTCGTTATTACGAGTAATTTCAACGGTAGTCTTTTCAGACAATGCATTAATTATTTTACATCCAATCCCATTTTGACCAATTGCATTCTTATAGTTTACATTGGCTTCCATTTTACCTCCACTATGTGGTTTAGTAAATAGAATAGTTACTGTCGGAATACCTGTATTTTGATAGGGATCTATTGGCATTCCTCTTCCATTGTCGGAAAGCTCAAAACCTATTGGATTTAGTAGTTTAATTTTAACTACATCTCCATGTCCAGACCCGACCTCATCAATTGAGTTTACGAATACTTCTGTAAGACATTGGATTAAACCATTTTCTAATGTATTTCCGATATACATGTTAGGTCTATGCCGTATACCTTGCAGATCTTCGAAAACTTTGATATTTTCGGATGTATACTGTTTTTCACTCATACAATTTTCACTCCTTTATATTAATTTTATATAGAATCAATTTAGAAGCGTTTATAATACCATTTTAAGCGTTCTATTAATACTATATAGTAATTTATATAGATATTATTATAAAACGTGTTAAAACAGTGTATAAACGCCTTAGAATTGATTATACTACTATAGTATATGTAATTATGTGAAATATTAGTTAATTGGACCTTTATCGGAGTCATCTTCGTCTAATTTTTTCTTTAAGACTATCATATCTCCATCTTCCATATCTTCAGTTATCATATCAAGAGCATCACCAAGTTCAGTGTAATTCTTGTAATCCTCCATTTCTTCATCAGATACGAATATAAAGTCATTAACTGCGGATACAAATGAATTAACTTTCTCATCTATAACCTTTTGAGCTACAGAATCTTCTATATCAGCAATAGTTACTTTACCACGGAAATGTGTATAAAGATTTACATCACAAACGCATTCTGTTTCATCTGCTAATATTCTATCTATAAATTCATTTATATATACTTCATCCAAGTATTCAGCTTCTTCATTTTCCAGAATTTCTTTATTTTGCAGCATAAATTCTTTAGACATATTAATCCATGCTAATATTGCTATATATGCCATAGAATAATGTTCAAGTGGAAATTTATCAGCAAAATGAAGTCCTGCGAATTCTTTAGCTATGTCATCATCTGCATAAAACTTTCTTTTTATAAATTCTAATGCTTCTAAAAACATTTCTCTATCAGTTACAGTGTTTATTGGATTATTATGATTGACATTAAATATTGCCTCTAGGAAAGGTTCTGCTCTACCTAATACTAATTGTGTATCTCTTTGATTTCCTTTACTATCATTAATCCATATATTAAACCAATAATAATCTTGACCTTCTGGTGTTTCACCAGGTGTGCAGCTAACACGTAAACTATATTCTCTTTCTATATTACTCATAATTCACTCCTTTGTAATCTTATTATTCATTCCTATTGTGTCTGGTAATCTTATTTTTAATACAGTATTTATTGATGGATTTAATCTTATAAATACTTTTAAATTCTCATATATATGATGTAGTAGATAATCTAAGTAGTTATCTTCTACATCTATCATTAATAATCTACTTATAGATGATTCTATATGAGATTTCATATATTTTACAGAATCCTCTTCAGTAAAGATTTTTAATAGAGCATCCTCATCTTCATGTATGGCTTTATGTATTTCTTTTACTTCAAAATTAAAGTTAAATATATCATTTATAAAATTAAATGATATGGATATATTAGAATCATCTATTCTTTCATATACACTTTCAACATCAAATTTTAAATTTGATTTAGTAGGCATTATAAATGCAAAGTTATCATATTCTTCATTTTCACCTTCAGATGGTGTACTGATAAGTTCTAGAAATTTAGTTAAATTATGCTTATTATTTCCTACTTCATATTTAAATAATTCTGTTAATAATGTATTAGCTCTATTATTAGCTACTTTATTTAATAGGTCTTCAACAGATGTATAATCACATCTGTCAAAATTTCTGTATAGTAAAGGTCTTTTATCATCACCATTAAAATAATATATACCTAATGCATCATTTATAACGATGAGTTCAAAGTGTGACTTTTTTATTTTATTCATTATCATCTTCCCCTGTATATTCTTCTATATTTTCACAGAAATGTCTTGTAACATAAGTTTCAGAATCAAGATTTTTATCTTTTATTTTATTAAATTCATCTATTATAAACTGTCTTAAATTAGTTTTAAATAATGAATTAGGATTAATATATGTTTTGTCATTTATTTTAACATTAAACATTTTATAAATATCATCAGTATCCTCAAAATCTTTCTCTATAGTATCATTAGCATTTACATACAATCCTCTATGTTGTGGATGTGGTATAAACGATACTTGTGTTGAAGTTGTATTATTTTGTCCTAATGATAAGACTAAATCTATATTTGTAGTAATAGACCCAATACTAAATCCAACTGCACATGATATTGGTTGTGGTTCATAATCCTCTATTACAAAATACATATTATTTGCATTAGAATCATTGTATTCTTTAAAAACTTTCTTAACATTTTCTATATACTTAACAAATTTAGGCATATAGAATATCTTTATATATTTAGCTATATCTATAGATACTATATTTTTAGATTCACATAGATAATTTAACGCATCATATGCATTGCTGTCTTCATTTATATTATAATATAAATTATCTCCAGCCCATTTACAAGTAATTGGTAAATATCTTTCTTTATATAATTTTAAATACAATTCTCCATTTTTAACATAAAATTCAATTCTTTTCATATTCTATTCCTCCAATTTAATATCATAAAAGCTTATCATTTCATTTTTTATTATAGTAGTTGATACACTTTCTAATAATTTAGATTTTATTATTTCTTTTACATATAAATTTGTACATGCAAATACTTTTAGAACTTTATTCACATCAATTAATAATTTGAAAGTTTCTATGAATTTTATCAAATTATCTCCATTGAACTCATATTTTGAATTCTTAAAGTTATCTAATGTATCAGACACTAATTCAGTTTTCAAAACTGTTCCATTATCATAACAGAAATTAATAACTGTTTTATTTACATTAAATATGTATTCAAAATACATTTTAGCTTTATATAGATTCTTATCAAATTCAATTATATGAGAGTCCCATACACTAAGATCCTCATAATCTATATATTTTTTCATAAAGTCTTTAATAGTTACAGATCTAGGCTCATCTGGTGTATTATATAAAAATTGTAAGAATCTAGCTAATTCTGGTCTAACATCTTGAAATCTAGGTAATTCATTATATATAATAAATTCAATTACATTTGTATTCAATAATGTAGGTTCACTACCTGCTGATATACCTGGTTGATGAATTTTAAAAGTTGTATATTTTATTTTAGCAACATTTACAAAATCTTTCATATCCCGGTCTTTATAATATACATCTAAGTCTTTACTATCATTAATTCTAAAGATTAGTAATTCTTGCACAATTATTCTCCTTTCAATAATATATTATCCATTCCAGTAAAATTAAATAAATCAGAAAGCCATAAATATCTATCTATTATATCCTTACTATCATTTTCATACGAACTATAATGATTATTATATCTAACCATATCAAAATCTTCTTCATTGTCATAATATTTGATTTTATGATTTATTATACTCCATTCTGCTGTGGAGACATTAAATAATCCTCTTAATGTTAACATTTTAACAAACGTTACTAGTTCATTATCTTTTCTGCATCTGGATAACTCAAACTCTGCTCTATCTACCAGAGATTTCATTTCAAAACCAGATATTTTCTTTTTATAAAAATCTATAGGAAACTCTCTATTTAAATCTTCAAAAGTTTTCCATCTATATTTATATAAATAATCAGATATATTCATATTAAATGTATACATAAAATTTGATAATGATATATCAAAATATCTTTTATTCTTAATTTTTACATTATGATATTTATCCCAAAACTTATTATCTTTAGAATATTCTACAATTCTTTTAGCTGTATCATAATAGTTTAAATCCTCAAATTGAGTTTCTGTTGATTCATCCATCCTCCATTCTGTAGAAAGAGTATAGACTCTTTTAATATTCATAGTATAATAACTACTAATTTCATTATTATTAAACCATTCTGTAATAAATAATCCATTTTGTCTCACAAATTGACTATTTAAATAACCCCAAGTACCAAATACTTTATTACTATTAGTTCTAATATTAATAGCAACCACTTTAAGATGTAATTTACTAGTTTTTTCATCATAATGTGTTAAAAATGCTTTAACATTATCAAACCTACCTTTTTTCTTTTCATTTGATTTCATTAATTTATCTACTATACTAACTACATCTGCTCTGGGAATAGGTATTTTTGGTTGTAATTCCATTTTATACATATTTGATATAAAAGACATAGTTTGTCTAAATTTTAAGCTAAGCATATTATTTTCACTCCTTTATACAATTTTCTTATTTTTAGCGGTACATAAAACACGCCCCGAAGGACGTGTTATTATTTTTATAAAAATGAATCTTGTGGACCAACACTAAAATTCTTTAGAGATATTCCTACACCATGTTCTGGATCCCATTTAGCATCACAGAATATAACCATAGATTTATCTCTATCTGAATATACTAATTCTTTTAATGATATATTCATTTCAAACCATTTGACTGTTTCTCCAGATTCTAATAGCTCTTTTCCTTTTTGGAATTTTTCATATTCATCATTTCCTTTAAGACCGTTAATATATTTTGCACATGCATCAGCTAATACTGGTATTACAGATTCATCTATATTTAAAAAACCGTAATTTATAACAGCCTCAGTTGCAATGTTTTCAGTAGAAACTTCTTCAATTATATCAAATATATCTTTAGCAGTTTCAGTTGCAACTTCTTCCTTCGTATTTTCTGTATTTGTATCTACATTTTCCTTTTCTTGAATATCATCTATAACTTCTAATATACTACTCATATCATCTTACCTCCACGACCTACTAATTCTACTCTAGGAGCAGAACCTTCTACCTTGTCAAATAATATATTATTCCATGATCCTAAAATGATTGTATTTCCAACCTTTAAAGGATTATAACCTTTAATTACTTCTTGGTATACTTTACCATGTATATAATACTTACTAGTTTCTAACCACTTTGACATATTCTCTAATACTTTAGTCATAATAGTTTCTACATCTACATAAAAAGTATTCTTATATTCTGTCAAACTAACTAGATTTTTAGTTTTCTTATCAGTGATAAATTTTATACAGAAATAATCTCTAATTACATTGTCTATAAAAGGTTTTCTTACATTTCCACCTTGAACCATACCTTTATCATCCATAAACATTAAGAAATTGCTTATATGATGTCTTTCAAAACCATAATTCTTTATAGTGGCCATTAAAACACGTTTAGCATCGTCATCAACTAAATCAGACGCTTTAAGTTCATGTTTACTATTTTTACTAGTAGCATCATAAATATATCCAAGTCTAGTCTGAAGACAAGTTGTCCAATCATTTGGAATATAATAATTACAAATAGGGATATCTGTAATACTTCCATATTTAGACATTCCTTTATTATATGCCATTAGTGTTTTAAACATACCAGTTATTTCCATAGCAGCTCTTTTATACATCATAAAGTTTCTAGGCTCCATACCAGCAGAAGCTGCTTCTTTTCCTTGTTGTTTAAATCCAAATGATAATCTTAAGAATTTACCATCTACAGATTTATATTTATAGAATCCATTCCTACGACCACTAGATGTTAAGAATATTTGTAGCATATCATCATAAACAGGCTTATCATCATTATCTGCTTCATATTTCTTCCATATATTAAATATGCTATTTACATCTACACTATCGTAAGTAACTCCTATATTTGCACATATATCGCCTATAATACTTTTTACAAGTTTTCCACCTTTATCAAAATGAGTTTTAAGGTATAAACCTGCACCAAGCGAATTCCAAGTAATTCCTTTATTATCTTGTCCATTAATTATATGAGCAAATTGAGCTAAAGCTCCTCCCAATGAGTGACCTGTAAAATAAAAATTCCAATTGCCCTCTCCTAGCAAAATTTTACAGTGACGTATGAACCAGTACACAGATGTAAGTTGGCTACTATATCTATCGAATAGAGCTAATTCTACATCTGTTACCATGTCCATTATATCATTTGTACCACGGAATGATACTACTACGTCATTACCTTTTACAAAGGCAACTGCATAGAATCCATTAGACTTTGTATTAAGGTCAAGTCCAAATAGGTCCTTGTAAATGATAGTATCATTTCCGCTATACAAATAAGTCCACCCTTTGAAATGATTATCCCAAAGAGGTGTCTCAAAGTCCTCATTCTCGGAGTATGCCATATAACAAAACCTGCTTTTACTACTCATATCTGCTGGGTTTTTAGCCCAATCATCCCAAATAGTATCTGAAATTTCTGTTCCTCTCTTTACCGAATCCCAGTTTCTTAAATAAACTAGATTGGCGAAATTTGCGTAAATTACATCAGCCAAAGCATTCATTATTATATTCCTCCCTGTTATATTATACTAATTTTATTATATTTCATCAATTATTAATGCTGACATCAAACTTTCAGCTTTAGATTTTTCATTTAAATATTTTTGTATTTCCTCTTCTGAAGGGGCATATTTAGATTGCCATTTGATTAAATTAGTATAATTATCTTCAAGTTTTGATACTTTTGATAATATCATATTTGTCATACTATTACCACGTCCTTGACACATAAGTTGAAGACATAATAGTCTAAGGTTTGTCACTCTGTCAGAATTTTCTAAAAGTTCAAAACTAAATCTTACATAAGTTGCAGCATTATATATTTTCTCAATTAATTCATATTCACTTAGTAATGTTAAATTATTAATTTCAGACTCATCTTTATTTCTATAAAGTTTGTCAAATCCTAACACACCAATTAATACAAATAAACCACTTGCTAATACAGCAACTACTCCAAATAATAAATTTCCAATCATTACATTACTCATCGTAATACCTCCTAAAATTTTATAATATTGCTTATATTTTCATATAAGTCACCTTATTATATGTAATTGTCGAAGTTTTTATTCTTCTGATTACTTTTAGGAGGTATTTATGAGTATTAATATAGTTTCAATACACCCTTAGTAGATAGTATTTTAAGTGCAGATATATCATTTTGTATAGGATATAACTCAGTTCCATCTCTAAATACAATACAACTTGCACTAGAAGTACGAGCATATGCAATTCTCGTATCTTTATCTACTAGAGCTATAGTTTCAGATGGAGTAACTGTTTTATGATACAATGGATAGAAATCTTCTATAAATTGTACTTCACTATCAGTATACTCATCATATATAGCAGATGTTTGCTTCAACCATAATCCACTATTCTTTACTGGTTTAATATCAGGAAGCGTCTTATCATTCATTTTTATAAGTCCACGTATTTTTAATGATTTAGCTACATCATTTATATCATTAGTGTTTGTAATATTAATTGTATTACCAGCCAATGTATAATTACTATTAGCAACATCTATTATAAGTGGATTTACTACCGGAACATCTTCACGGAAGAATGCTATAAGTATTTTACTATTATTAATATCAGAGCTACGCTTAAAGCTAAGTTTAACTCTATTAAGAATATTAAAGTCTGTAATTACTCTAGCAACTGTAAGCATATCACCAGGTTCATAATTTACAGCATAACATACATCGTAGTATGCAGGTACATTAATATAAACATTTACATGAGTAGCTGTTATATTAATATTGTAAACATCAATAGCTTTAGTTGTAGTATCATTAGTGTCAATTATATTAACACTAGATGGAGTAACTGGCATATTGCCTATTATAGCTCTTCTACGTACCTCATTTAAACGAGGAGATAGTTGTTCTAGTCTACTATCATCTAATAATGATAAACGTCTTATAACCTGCTTTAAAGGCTCAGAATAGTAAGCATTAAGACTATTTGATGGAAGACCAAAGAAAGTAGCATATTTAGACTCAATATCAATAGAAGTATCTCCAATGTTAGTAATAAAAGTATTACTATCAGGATCATAGGTATTGATACTATTTAAAAGACGTGTTACGTTATCTGTACTCTTAATAGGAATATCGTATACAATAGGAGTTTTTCTAACTGGTAGAGAACTACTATTAAATAATATATTGGTATTTTTAAGTTCGGTAGTAGCAATAGTATCTATATTAATATCAAGCATACCATTAATTATAATCTTTTCATCATAATTATTAATTGTATAATATATACGTTTAATATTATCATTTAGATAATGTTCTGTATTAATTGGTACTATAAGTTTATTATAGATATCTCTATAAGTAATTGTAGTACCATTTGGTAAATATATAGTTCTTTTTATAATATTATTACCAAGTTTAATATTAACATTAACTCCATAATAAATATCCGGGATATCTTCCAGAGATTTATTTTCTCTAGTATTCATATTAATAACCACAGAAGTATCATATGTAAAATCATAATACTTAATTATATTAGGAACATTAGTTATAAAGTGGTCATGAATATTAGAAGATTGGAAAATACTCCAGAATTCTTCCTCAGTTATATTACTATGTGCATATTTAGTAATATTAAATGTACGTTGTTCTTTAGAAAACATATTAGATTTAAATGTTAAAGTCAGAGTATGTACTTCTAAAATGTCTTCTGCAAATACAGAAATTGATTTATCAGTGATATTAGTATACATATTTATTGTGTTATCTGTAAAAATATTAAGGTTTTCGTTATCATTTAAACTATACCAAATATTTTTAATAATTTCTGTAGATGGTTCTTCTAATAATGTTGTACTATAGAAAGTATTTTTATTATAAATAAAATTCAATTTCCAACGATTAGAAGGAATTATATCCATATCTATAGTAAGATTTAAAGGTTTAATTACAGATAAGTACATATTATCTTTTATAGTGTAATTATAATCTATATTAGATATAACTGCATTTATAAGCTTAGAACCTTTAATTTCTGTATCTGTAGAAAGAATGATATTATCATTTGATATATTATTAGTATTATATCCATTAATAAACCATTCATAAGTAGGAATACTAGATGATTTTATAGTATCAAGAATACGTCTAAGAGATGGACTTATTGATTTCTTTAATAACTTATCAATTTTACCAGATAAACTATCATTTATCTTAGAAAGCAGCCACTTCTTATCAAATTCTTTAGCAATCATTTCCATTTTAGAAAATTTCTTAGATTTTAATATAAATAGTTTTGATTTACTAGTATTATACTCATAATCATTAGTATTTTCAAATTCATAAACAGAATTATCCTTCTTATTTACTACAAATATTGCAGATATGTTATTTATATGTTTCTCTAATACTTCTTTATCTTCATCTTTGATATCATATTTATACTTAAAGTTTGTATTAATATCAAGTTTAATAAAGAAGTTATTTCTATTAAATACTGATGGTAAATTTGGAATATATTTATTAGTTTTAATATTAATATTAAATTCACCTGGTTCTATAGTGTTAGTATTAAGTATACTAATTTTTGGAACAACTTTATCAGTATCTTTATATGTAATATTATCAATATAGTCTAACATATTGAAATCACTTAATGAATTTCCTTTATATTCTGTAATTATTTCTTTAAGTTTATCATTAAGATCATTTTCAGTTACATTTATATTACATTTTGTATTAACACCTAATTCAGTAGGATTATAAATATTATGTATATTTACTAAATCCTGCATCATAACTTCATGTTCACCAGATATAAATTCCCAATCTATAGTAATATCATTTAAATGAAGTATATAATGATTTATATGTTTATTTAAATAAGTATTATCTATAATAGCTGGTATTTCATAAAGCTTTTTATGTTTTACTGTATCCAGTGAAGTATATTCATAACCTGTTCCATCTGCAATAGTATTATATTTTCCAGTTTTATTTGGAAGATATTCTATACTATAATCAGTTAATCCAGCACTACGTAAACCAGTTCTAGCAGATTCTTCAATTACACTACTATCAACTTCAATAGTGTATATTAAATGAATTACTTTAGAACCGTCTCTAATAGCTTGAGATACACTTGGTATATATTCTGTTTGACCATAAATATATCCATATGTTGCTATTCTGTTTATATAGTTACCAACAGTTGATGTAGCAGTATCATTTTTAGATACACGCCATATAGGTTGGTATGGATTATCAGTAACAGATCCTCCACGGCCATGGTTATTTACATACGCACGTTTTAATACCTTAACATTTATATTAGATTTCAATAATTCTAATTTATGATTAAATGCTACTAATAATTTAAGTAAATCTGAAGTATGATTATTCATTAGATTTTTAAATATAATATCAATAGCACTATTTCTGTAATAATTAGTTTTAAAGTCTTTAATAGATGTAAGTATTACGTTATTTATAATAGGTCCTGTAACTATATTTTCATTATCGTATATATCATCATTTTTAATATAACTAGGCATAGCATTTAAATGTAACCAAGGAGAAGTACGATATCTGTCATCGTATTCACTTCTTCTACTTTCAGTTAAATGAGTTTTATCAACTAATGCTACATCTATAGACATAATATCATCATCCTCAATAGATCCTACCGCATAACTATTAACATATTCTATTATATATTTTTTATAATTTTTAATAGCTATAGGTTTAAATCTAGAGTTTTCTTCATCTGCAACTTCTCCAAATTCTACAAATCTAGAATAGTTAGTCATTGCAACTTTAAGTTTATCAAATTGTAAAGAATCTTTAAGATTTAACTTTCTATTACTATCAGTCATAAATAAAGGAGATACTATAGTCTTATTTCTATTATTTGATGAATTAATAATGAAACGTTGTATATCTGGTATTATAAAATTAAAATGATCATATAATTTAGAACCATTTAAAGCAATAGTTTTTAATGTACCTATTGTAAATTCTTTTAAATCTACTTTTGGATCAAATAAATCTTCCATATCATCTGCTTTAGGTAAAATATTAGTAAATATTCCACTTTGATTAGTAGAAGTAGACACTGGTTTGTATATATTATCATCTGTATATAATTGATTGATAAGTTTATACTCATATTTATCAATATTATCAACTAATTTTCTAAATGTATAGTCTCTAATAGTATCAAGTTCACCATAAGGAATCCATACATATAATGCATAAAATCTCTTAGAAGTTTCACTATCAGAATACATAAAGAATCTAAGCTCAACAGGCCATTGATCTTGTGGTACTGATTTAAATTTTCTAGTATATATTGGTTTAGTATCAACATCTCTAATAATTTCATTATTATCATATTTAAGACCAAATCCAGTAAAATCTAAATCTATATATTCATTAAATTCATATTTATCAGTTGGATCTATCTCCATTTTAACATCAATAATTACTTCATTACTTCCACCTACTATAAGATTTTTACTTTGAGTTGATTCATTTATCCAATTATCTTTAAATAATTTCAATCCTTCTGGAAGGACTATATTATCAGCAGATATCTTAGAGAAGTTCATTATATTTAAATTATATTCTTTAAGATCAGTATCATTTTCTGCAGTATAATAATTATTATTTATGGTAATTGGTTTAGATGCACTAAATATATTCCAATCAGTAGCATTTCTATAATCATATTGATTATAAACAAGTCCACTAATACGATTATATTGAATTACATTTGGAATAGATTTAAGTCTAAATCTAACCTTAAGTTTAGTATTGTATTCTTCCTTAATTTGTGTTGTTCTAGTTTCACATTTAACTTTCGATGGTATAAAGTGAATGTCTTCTTTATCTTTAGCAATACTACGATATATTAATGTAACTTTATTAGATAAATCAAATGTCGGATCAACTTGAATAAACTTATAACCTCTAGTCCTGTCTTCATCTGTTACTGGATGTGTGTAATTAACTGAGATTTTATTTTTATTAACGTCGTATAGATATAGTTCAATTTCATCTATATCTGTTCCTTTGAAATCAAACTTAAGTAAATTCTTATTATTTACCATAGTTTCTACATCCCAAGTAATCTCACTTGTTCTTTTAACTTGGTAAACTTTTTCAATATTCCATATAGATAACTGTGTTAATAATTTTAGAGTATCGACATCTTTCGTATTAATTTTATATTCATAGTTATAATTAATATATGGAAAATTTGTACCGATAGCTTCATTATTAACATATAAACTATCATTAATAGTTAAACTATATGTAGTATTTTTATCAATACTATTTCCGATATCAGATAAATTTATTGAAATTGCTACCTTTTCATTATGTGATTGGTTAAATTCATCATATTGATGATCATTTGATGATTTATTTAATGTCGGTATATCAGCATATAATGATGATATACTTATATCAGATTTACTGAATACATAGGGACTAGATATATTAAATGGATTTTTAACTGCTGATTTGGAGATAAATTCATTTTCAGTTACAACTATACTATTTCTAGCATCTTCTTCGGAAAATATATCTGGAAATATTAATGGCGTATAATTAATATTACTAAATATATCATTATATGAAAATGTAACTTCGAATGTAATATTACTAGTTATAGTTCTATCTACACTATACATCTTAATTTTAGAATTATTAAATTTTGCATATACCTCCAACCAGTTACGATTAATAACTGTTCCGTATGGTACATTATATTTTAATTGAATAGTTTTGATTGGATTATATCTTTTAATTCCAACTTTATCACCATATTTAAATTCTATATCAAATGGTAATACTTTACAATTCAAAGTTATACTTAAATTTCTAGATTGATTTTTCCATAATGCATATAATTTATCAGCATAATATCCACGTAACTGTGGCCATATACCATACCAATGTTCATTTTTATCAAAATCTGTTAAATTTATATTATCAGTTTTCTTAATTGCAACTTGTTCCCAATTAGGAATTGATGGAATATATCTATCATAGAGTGCAAACACACTAAAATCTGATATATTTTCACCAGATGGCCATTTCGTACCACGTTTAATATATTTTTCTGGTAGTATAGCAAAAACGTCTACATTAAGCACACCTTCGTCCCATTTACCAGTTACATATTTTTCATTATGCCAAGAATATATTGATTTAAAATTACGATTACCTTGACCAGATACTCTAACATCACTATTAGCCCATCCACCTTCTGAAGTATCATTTAGTTGTGCGATTTTAGCAAAATTAGCATAAGTTTTTCTTCCATCTCTATAATGCTTATATCGTAAATCTATTCTAGAAGAATGTATACCGTTATCCATATAAACATCAATATATTTATCAACCCAGTCAAATCCAGACTGATAATTAGCGGCTTCATTGTATGACGTAATTAATCCATTTATTACTATAGGAACATACATAATATAATCATCTATCGTTATTTTCACACTGACATCATTAACAACTCTTGATCTAGCTACAGAATTAGCTGGTATTATAACATTTAATAACTTAGCACCATCACTATTAACTGGTAAATTGTTAGTCCACATCTTCCAATTTCTATCACCAGACGGTTCACGATCTCTAACAAATCCTGAAATATATGTAATATATGGATGACTACCTTCTTTCTCTCCAAATACATTTTTACTAAGTCCAACTACTGTTTTCAATATATCTGTATCTAAAGACATACTCCTGATTTCAATCTTATCATTCAAAAACTTATCATGTTTAGTTAATGAGTACAACTTTCTAGCAGTAGTAGTAAAATTAACACTTGTATCATATTTATTATAACTAAATATAATATCATTTTCAACTGGTAAAACCTCTCCATTTAACACTCTATAACCATAAAATAGATTTATATGTCTAGTTTCATAACGTCCATAACCTATATATGCATCTATAATTCTATAAAATGTTATAATATCAGTAGTTCCATCTATATCTTTACTATTTTTAGCAATAGTATGAATTGGTACAGTTTCACTATGATCATATTGAATATCACCTGGATTATCAACCATATTAGTATATCCCCAAGTTAGATTTTCTATAATTGCATATTTATTAGTTATATCTGCATAATAAGATAAAACAGAATGGTCATTAATTGGACTTTTAAGAACTGTATCTGTGGTAAATGGAATCATTGGAAGTCCTCCTGGTTTCGCGGGAACTTCTTCGAATCCTACTACTTCTAATGTGCTGTCATCACTTATATTAGCTTTATATCCAACACGTTTATCTAAATATTCAAACCATCTAATTTCAGTTTGTTCTAATGGTTTATAGTCAAATTTCTTAGTAGTAAGTTTAAATTTAGTCATTACATACTTAGAACCATCTTCATTTAAACCTAGCATTATATTAACATATTTAACTACAGTTTTAGGTGGAATTTCATCTATTTTCCATGTTGCTAAATACGCACTTGTTATATATGGAAGTGCTGGAAGTTTTCCAGGTTCTTGCATATAGATATTAAATGTAAATATTTGTGGAGTCTTTTTATCAAGTTCAAATACAACTTCACCTTTATTTACATCAGATGCGTTTATAATAAACTCTTTTTCTACTAATAGTTTATGTTCTCTATCATATATTTCGATAAGTCCCATAGAACCTACGTTATAAGAAACTCCAATTGCTTTCTTAATACGTATTTTTCCTTCTGGAAGCACCATTATATCGTCAGGTTTCTTATCAAAGAATGGACTAGCAGTTCTAATAAATGTTTCAGTATATTCAGTTTTATTTCTAGGAGAATCTATATATTCTATAGTATCAGTAGTTTCTCCTATTTGAATATCTTTTATAAGATGTACAGCCGTTTTATAAGTAATTTCATTATCACTATTAACATCTACTCTACCAAAACTTACATATCCAGTTTTAATATATTCTCCAAATGTAACTACTTTAGTACCTATTTTCTTTTCAATACCATCTTTTATAGTGAATAGTTGTACTGCTATCTTTGTGTCAGTATCTTTAATGTATTTATGTACAAATGTAGTACTAATAAAATAATCAGCTTCATCGTCTTCAGACTTATCTTTAGCATCTAAAGATACTTCTAGACTAGCACTTATAACAGATGGACTTATTATCTCATTTCTTAGGTATACTTCACTATTTTCTAGTGCAGGATAACCAACATTTTTATCAACAGTCCATTTAATATATTCACCGAATTCAATCTTTTCCATATCATCAATGTCTATATATTCACCATTGATATTACTTAAGCTATCATAATTTTGTAATTCTTCTATAGTTCCATTATCTTTAGTAATACCAAATATAGCAGTATCACTTATAAGTGGTTTATCTATATTATTATACATCCAGATAAATTTATTATTTCCATCTGGAAAAGAGACTGCATTTGGTAAGAAAGTATTATCACTACTGTTCTTTAAGAACTTTCCACTATTAGTGTTATTAATATGATTATCTGTAAATGTCTTAATATATTCATATGTATTAAGTTCTGTACCATCGAAATCACAAGTTTCTACTATAAGTTTATAAGATTTACCAGGTTTAGCTATAAATGTTTCTGGATATAAATTGTAGAAACTATTTATTCTACTATCATATTTTTCATATGTTCCAATATATTTAATAAAATCATATATAGATTTAGTATTATTTTCATGTACTAACATAATAGGTTTATTATAATTATATTTATAATTTAATCTATCTTGTGAGTAACTAAATTCCCATACAAGACTATCATTATCCACTGGATGTATTTTAATTCTTACGAATGGTGCAAGAGAATCTACATCGATTTTAATATTAGGTGCTAATACTAATGGAAGGTCTGCTCCTTTAATAGTTACTTTACCAAGTATAGATTTTTCGTAGTCTACTATATTATTAAGAATACTTCTATTCATAAGTTGATCTTCAACCATAAGAGTTATATTATTTACAACGAAATATTCATCTGGTAAAACCTCAAGTTGTTCATATTGATCTATAGATGCAATTGAACGGAATTTACCATCTTCTTGAATAATAAATGTTACAATCATATCACCTTGACCTAGGTCGCCTTTATGATTGTATCCTATGTATCCATTAGCCACATCAGTAGAATTAATAACGCCATCTACCGTAAATACATTATCACTTCCATCTACTATTTCTAGATAGTATGTGCTTCCAACTACCCAGAATATTCCATTCTTTGGAGTATATCTAAATTCAGTTGGATGTCTTTTAACCCATTTCTTATTAAGTTTTCCTTCAGTTGTAGTTTTAACTGTAGCATTTCTAGTAATTCCTTCTGTTTCTGGAATAGGTTGACCATTTCTATCTACAAAACTTGCAGTAAATGTAAATTCATCTTTATCTAGATTATTAGGATAAACTTCTACTGGAATTCCTTTTGTAAGAACTTTTATATCTTCCCATACTATATTATCAGTAAATATATTATTTCCATCATTAAGTACAGCAAGATTTATAAGCTGTTTCTTTAAGATATCTTTACCTTCTAATTTAGCATATAATGTTTCAGTATAATTTTCATTCCAGAATCTTCTTTTAGTAATTACATTACGTCTTTCAATTCTAGTATTTAAATTATATCCAGGTTTAAGATCTCTAGATGGAACTTTATAATTTATAGTAAGGTCTAGGAATTCTGGTATAGATGCAAGTTCATCTATTTCACCTACTGTTTCAAACTTACTATATATAGTTTTATTTTCATTACTTCCCCATATAATAGTTTTATCAGTAGGAGTCTCTCCAGTATGGTTTATAATGATATCACCGTTGTATTTTGTATCAAGTATTATAAGTTTATCATATTTATTTATATCAGCATTATTAATTTTACTAGCAATAACTTCAGCAGTATCACAATTTAAAGTAAAATCAACTCCAGCTTTAACTACTAATGTACTATCTGCATTAATAGGTGCTATAAATACAGGTTTACATTCACGATTACCATATACTGTAGTATAAACTCTTATTGGAATACCATCACTATTACATTCAACTTTAGCAATATGTAAATTACTATCATAAATAGCAAATAAACTACATTTTATCTTAGGATTATTTATATCCTTTTGATATTGTATCCTAACATTTACATATTCAGAAGCATTATCTGTAATACTCATAGTATTACTAAAAATATAAGGTTTTGTAGTATCAGTAATCTTTCTAATTTCAGATTGTACATTTTGAAACTTTGTATGTACATCTATAAATGTACCCATAGTTCTTATAAGTCTATCATCTAGATTTATATGTTTAAGATGTACTTTATGCCATCCATACTTGATTGGATCTTCTACAGAACTATAGAAGTTATTTATTAGATTAATATATCTATCTAATAATATAGCATCATTCTTAAGAACATGTGTTATAAGCTTATAAATACGTTCTCCTAAGTTAAGATAACGAGTTTTCTTTACTTCTATTTCTGTTTTTGGGTCTACATACCAATTAACATTTTTATCATCAAGTTCAGTGTCATAATCGATTACCAAATCATTCCATGTATGACTTGGTGTAGTATATTTATTATCAAATTTACTATCATTGATAAAATATGAATAAGAGAAGCTTTCATTTGTAGTAAGTTCTTTAGAACCAAACCATGCAAGTCTCTTAATAGGTACATTATCGGGATATATATCATCTAGATATATAGCAGGTCTGTATTCAAGTGATCTATTAAGTTTTGCAATATCATCTATTCCAGCAATACCATTAAAAGATTGTATATCTTTAGTAGATAATGGAGTATGACATACTTTTTCTATAACATTTTTATAGAATTCATTAGTTCCTCCACCTCTATAATATTTACGGAATGTAGTTATAAGTTTACTCATATCCTTCATAATATTACGTATTAATAGGTCATCTTCTTTAGAAAGCCAGTTACTCATTTTAGCTTCATTACGATAATAACTATAATCTTTATATATAGCACTATAAGTATGGTCATTATCAGCAATTGTATACATTAACTCAAATAATGAGAAGAATGGGTATACAAATGTTTTAAATATAGCTGCAGTCATCTTTTCTATATTATTATTTAAGAATTTACTAACCATCAATGGAAGATTATTCTTAAGTCTAGCCCAACTAAACTTTATAGAGTTTACCGCATTATTTTCAAGTATATGGTTTCTAATTTCTTCAGATAATATAGTAGTAACCATATTATCCATATTATGCATAAATAAATCATATATTTTATTTATAAGAGTTTTATTATATGCACTAACATCAAGTTCTTTAATAGCAATTAAATCAGTTCTACCTTTATTTCCTTCTGTAATAGTAAGATTTCCACTTAAGTTATAGATATCTTGGATTAATTGTACTAATTTTGTAGCATTTTCCCATGTTAAATAACCATAATCATCATAAATCCAAGTATGATTAGGGTCTAATCCATGATCGTTTGGTATTTCTGATTTACGATATTTAAATCTATTAACTATAAGTCCATGAACATCGCTACTTAATATGGCAAGTCTAAGCCTAGCTATATTTGCATTTAGTCTTCCATATGCATTCATTCCTATATAATCTGGAACAGTAGTTAAGTTTATATCAGTAGGAACATTTTGCAAATCACGGATTATACGTCCATTTGCAAGTGCTATAAGGTCTTCATGTAAGTTTAAATGTGGACTTGTATATCCAGTAGCTACATTAGTTTTAAGATCTATTACAAGATCTATATATTCATTAAGTTTATCAATTAATGTATTATATACATTAACATCAAATCTTATTACAGAAGTATTATCGTCTACTTCGTTATAGAATACTAAATCTTGCATTATGCTATGGTATAAATTATCTTCTTTTATATTAGAAATCATATAACCAAATGGGAACTTTAATGTATATTCAAGATAACGTTCATTAAATTGACTTATTTGATCCAATGCATCAAATACATGATAATCTTCTATACTTTTATAACTATATTCGTCTAATGCAAATAAATCTATTTTATTAAAAGTATTAAGATCTATAAGTCTATTAAAGAACATATCATTCTTCATAACTTTATTAATTCTAACTCTTAAATCCTTGTCTACTACCATTTCTCTTACAGTAGCTAAACTTGTAGCATTATCACTACGAAGTTCTTTAATAAGGTTATTAATTTCTAATATATTTCCACTATTATGAATATTAAATAAAGCCTCAATACTAGAAGATAATTGATTTGGATATTTCCATATACTAAGTTTCTTAGCTTTAGACTTCGCATTTCCTATTATATCAGATTTTTGGAATGTTATTTCTGGCATATTAATGTCATCTTTAAGATCTCCAGTAAGATTTTCTTTAAATGGAACATTTACACTCCAATATTGCTCAAGTTCTCCATATACTGTAAAACTTCCGCTACTACGTATAACTTCGTGGTCATAATCAGTACTTTCTATCTTAAATCCTTTAATTATATCAGTAACCCATGCAGAATTAAACTCGCTGTCATATGGAACATCCTTAGAAATATTACGTATAATAATATTATTACGTTTATCACGTACTTCAATATTAATTCTTTGAAGTTTTGGTAATACTTCTATAATAAATTCTCCATGGTTAGGATTCCATCCATCAAAATAAGTAGTAGTTTTTGCTTTATAACCAACTGGGAATGTAATTGTAGGTTTTCTCCACCCACGTATAGATACAAGTTCAGTTCCAATCAGTTTTTCACCAAATATATATTTAATAGTTACCTTATGTAGTGTTCTTTGCGGATCTATTTTAATTTGAGGTATAACATTATTATCTACTAATATACGTTTATTTCTAGCACTATCAATTATAATATCATCTGGACTTACTATACTATATCCAAATGGCATGTTAATTTTAGTTTTATCTATAACGTCTCCAGTATATCCAGTAAAACTTTGTCTATGGATTACTTCTCCAGTAACATTATCCACAAATAATAAAGTATTAGTAAGTATTGTACGAATAACATTTACATTATTTGCTGTACCAAGACTAATAACAGGACTTTCTCCAAGAGAATATCCAGTAGGGATATGAAGATTTAAAGTATTAGTATTAAATGTAGTAAATTCTTCGCTATCAACTATTCTATTATTATAGATATAGTTTACTACAGTATATTTATAATTTCTATCATCTACTATTTTATTAGCAGATGGGTTTTCTTGAGGTTTTGGAGTAGTATCAGGTTTATAATTTCCTTCATAAATGTGCAATCCTTCAGTTGAAGTTCCTCCATCTCTACTAAATTTAATAACACTATAATCAAAAGTAACGTTTTCCCAATATCTAACTACTATAGGATTTATATATTCAAGTTCTATATTAATTACTTTATTAGAATCCATTACTATTGGAAGATTACTATTAACTATACGAACATTCGGTATAGTATGTAAAATATTAGTATCAAGAATACTTCCATTTCTAATATTATTTATACTAGAACTACCACTAGCAGCTGGAATAATTCTAGATTCATATTGTCCAGCTTCTACTTGGCCTGGTTCTCCATTAGTAGCCTTATAATTTATAGGTCTCATGACCCAATTAATAGTAGCATTATAGAATTGATCCTCTCTATTAGTTAATACATTATTTGGACTATAAATAGGTTCATATTCTAATACATATCTCATACTATACTGCATAGTAAATGGATCTATAACTGTTTTAAGTCTATACCCTGGATAACTATGATTAAATCCAGACCAATTACTGTCAATTAATGTACCATCTTTGATATCAAAATGATTTTCATAATCAACTTTACCATCTATTACTACTTCTACAGTAAGTCTATGAACTAACGTTTTATCAAATGGAGTATTTACTTCATCTGCTAATCCAATATCTTCTTCATTTATAGTATAAATAACTTCATCATTCATAAATGGAATATTCTTCCATTTATTTCCATCAACATTTGTATGCATCACATATGGTTCTAATAAAGTTTTATTATTTTCTAATACTTTAGCATAACTTGCTAAATCTGGTTGTGTAAACCTTTCAGTTCCACGTTTTATAATCATAAGGCCAAGATCAATGTCTTGGCCAATATCGATTATATTTCCTTTCTTATCGAAAGATTCCCCTTCTTTTTGAGGAATTAGCATATTCTTTTTAATCTTTTCAAAGTTTTCTGCGTCTGTATCATCAAATGATATTACATCATGTTCTGGAGTTACTGTACGAAGTTCTACAGCATTCCATTCAGGAATAGTTTCTCCAAGAATTAATGTGTCCGCAGAATCATTACGTAATTTTTTATCACGTAAAATAACGGCAACTCTTATATCATTATCCATTTATTTCCTCCCGTTATATTATTTGTATTACTCCTTTTACCTCATTAGAAGTTACATAGTTAGGTGCTTCTATTATATATCCAACTGTAGCACCTACTGGAATATTAAGTTTTTGATTGAATTCGTATTTCACTACTCCTTCACGTACTTCTTCTGAAGTTAAGCTATTCTTAGCATCAGAACGATATCTCATATGTAGTTCATTATTTACATAAAGATTTACAGTAAGTATCATTCCTGGTTTCCAATAAGCAGTTGGAACTATTATCGTATTTCTTAATTCTTCATATTTTATATAAGTATTCTTAAATGATAATTTTCTAAGAGGAATACTAAAATCTTTAGTAAGTCCTAAGTTAGTAATATCTATATCAACATTCCAATCTTCTATAGCTTTACCAGCATTACCATTTATAAGAGTCATATCTTCAGTAAGTTTAAGTCCTCTCGGAATACTAATTGTAGCATCTCTAGTTATAACAGTATTACGGTATGGCGTAAGTCCAAATGTGTTATAATCTCCATGTCTATTTACAAATGACGCTATATCATTTATATTATTAGTATTCTTATAAACTTTAGTAAATAAAGTATCTAAATATGCAGACCATAATGTAAGTCTAATATCATAGTTTACACCTATATAAATAATACCATTTTGAGTTACTTCTGCTATAGATACTATATTAGAACCTAATTTAGCTCCATATTGTGCTACTATTATATCAGAAGTTTTAAGTCTATTAATTTCATTTATAGTATCATTTGTAGCTACTTTTGGTAAGTATGCATTTATTCCAGGTCCAAACTCGATATAAGTTTTAGCTGCATTAAATTCTCCAGTAAGTATAATAGGAGATAATAATGCTTCAGGTCTTATATTAGCTTCAGTATATTCAATTGGTTTGGGAACTACTGGTTTTGGAATAGGATTATATTCACTATTATTTGGATATACTTGCACTTGTCTAGAAGAAGCTTCTACTATTTCTTGATCTATAAGTCCAACAGAACGTAAGTTTCTATTAGAAGTTATCATATTATTACTAATATTACGAGCAACTCCAAGAATATTTTCTATTTTTGGAACATTAGTAAGCTCAGATCCAGTTATTTCATTACCAGCTTTATTTATAAATTTAACATTATTTATAAAGTCTTTAGAACTAGCTATAAATCTTTCTTCTGATTGGTTCTTGAATTGAAGATTTATTGTACTAAATCTATTGATATCTGGGGCCATTATAGCAGGATAATCACATAAGAAATAATCTCCAACATTTATATGCCCAGTTGTAGTTTCTAAATACTTATTCATAATAGTTGGAATATTAGTAAAAGTATCAAGTGGATTTGATATATATCTAGCAGTTCCTAGAACATATTGCTTATAATAAGACTTTTGATTTTCTTTATTTCTAGTAAGAATATCAAATTCAACTATAACTGGAATATTATTAACCATTTTATCTGGATATGAAGGTCTATTATTAGTACCATCATTATATATTTTTCTTAATGGAAGTTCATTAATATTAAAATACATAAGACCAGCAGCATTCCAAGAAGCTTTATTAGTATATTCCATATTACTACGATTTAACCAGTTATATATAAGTCTATTAAACATATAGTCATATCTAATCATATTATTAGTAAATCCGGCAACTCCAGAACCTAATATATCACGACTATAACTATACATAGCACATGCTGGTATGGTATCGCTTAGATGATTATAAATATCATGTCCTCCACTATATCTAACAGAATTAGCAGAATATCCTTCTATATCATACACAGAAGTATCCTTAGTAAGTTCTAATTTAATAGCATTTGGTATAATAAAGTTACCAGTCCATTCTTGTCCAATCTTAGTAGTAATATAAGCTGTTTTAGTAACTCTAAGATTATACTTGAAAGGTTCCTTCATAATAGTAGTTAAATTATTAGTTTGAAGTTGTACTTTAAGCTCATAATAAGCATCATATGGTATTCTAGCGGATACTGTGTTATGTTCTGTAAACTTTACTTGTAATATACTAATATTTTCTCCATAAGATTTAACTGGAACCATTACTATATTACTACTAATATCGTAATTAGCAACAGAATCTATTGGAATAAATCTATGGTTACTCTTATTAGAGAAACGTTTAAGTCCAACTATATTAGTATCTATATACATTTCACTTTTAGTAGGATATTGTAAAAATCCAGGAATTTCATCCTTACCTACTATATTATTCTTATAAGTAACATCTACAGATTTAGTAGATATAATATTATTAGGTTGTCCTTCAAGATGATATTTAAATTGTACTATACGTTGTACTTTCTCTACTTTATAAGATGTAGTTTTAACTATAATATCAATTACTGGAGCAGAGCTCATATCTATATTCATTGATGTAAATGTGCTATTATCTATTTTTAGATAATCTGGTAAATATTTATTTACATCAGTCATACTAATAGTAACCACACCATCTGCAACACAATATTTAGCTTCTGCTATATAAAGGTCTTTATCATTTTTATCTCTATAAATAAATCTTACTATTTTATGTATTTCTTTATGAGATAATAGATCTACAAGTATAATACTAGTATTATCTGTTATATTATGCACTCTATCTGGATTTCTATAAGTATAATCAGTATGTAAATGAGCAAGTCCTATTTCTTTTTCTTTAATAGAAGTGATTCCTTTATCTATATAAAGTCTTTTATTATTTCCAGGTTCATATACATCTTCCCATCTTTTATGTATTGGGTTCCAATCTTTATATTGGTACCTGATACCAACTATATTAACTTTATCTATGATCTTTTTATTTTCTATATCTATAGAAGGGTCATCATTTGTGATAACCGCAGCTTTAACAAGCGTATCAAGATCATTAAGTTCATTATCTGTATACCAGTTACTAGGTTTTATAGTAAATAATGTTTTATTTACATCATTTATAGTTTTACCAGATTTAAGTTTATAACCAAATGTAGTTCCTCTACTATTTGTAGTAAAATCATCATTTATATTAGTTATTCTATTAGCAAAACTATCTGGAAGCATTTCTAATGAGTTTATATCGTATTCAAAGTCGGTCATTTCTACAGTTATATTAGGTTTTACTATATAAGTAGCCCAAAACTCTCCTACTTTATTAGCATCCCAACTACCGTCGTCAAATATCTCATGTTTAAGTCTTAGTGTAAAGAATCTACGGCTACTACTATCACGTTCAAATATAGGAAGTCCATAACGTCCATCTATAATTGATATATTACCTTTAATAGCTTCATTTGTAATATCTATACTAGGAGTATAACTTAAATTATATTCATTTGCATAAAATCTAGTAGTTCTTTCTGTATATTTACCTTTATAAGCAACATCATATATTTCTGTACTACTAAAATAGTCATCAAATAACATATTTCTAGTATAAGTTTTCTTACTTTCATCGCCTATTATATTAATATCTGTCGCAATATTTAATGGAGCTACATCTACTATAAGTGTAGTATCAGATTTTACTTGATATCCATGTAAGAATGTATTTACTTGTCTAGTATTAGTAGATGGCATGTTATATAACATATATCCACTAGGAATATTTAAATGGTAATACATTATAGTCTCATTCTTAAAGAAAGTAAGCTTTTGAGTTCCTACAAGCCAATTATTACTATTATTATCAGGAAAATCACGTTTAAACTTATTTACATACTTAATATCAACAGTACAAATATTATAAATATCATTTTCGTTTTCTTCATTTTCTATGACAGCATTATCATCCTTATAAATACTATCAAGGTTTACTATTACAGTTTTATTATCGGCAAACTTATAGTTCATTATAAGTTGCTTATTATCTCCAAGTCTATAATAAGTATGTCTATTATGTTTTATAATAAAATCTTCAAGTTCTGCAGAAGTAATACTACTTCCAGTGCTTTTATTTACAAGTTCTGTTATGCTATAATATGTAGGTTTGTGATATATGTATATAAGCTTTAATATTTTTCTAGGACTTTGCCCATCAACTTCTCCATATTCTGGTATTTCTATTGGTGGTATTTCCACATCGTTTGGATCTGGTTGTCCACCTTTTGTATGTATTACTAATACTTCTCCAGCTTTAAGGTCTATGGTTTTACTCTTAAATGCACTATTAGAAACTATCTTAGCATTTTCTACTATAGTACTCATATCATTAATCTTAGTCTTTACATCTCTAATACTATCGTCTAATGCATTTATTGTAGTATTAATACGTAAAGCAGTTTCATTTAAGTTTACTATAGACTGGTCTATTTTCTTAGTAAGTGTTTCTATATTAGCAGTAACACTTCCAGCTATATCTGTACTAAGTTTATATAATAATTTAATTACATCATCTAGATTATGTATCTTTTCATTTTCTATAATTTTTGATACATCATAAAATACTAAATCTGATGTAATATAAGGTATAAGAACGTCTCTTTTACCATCTTTAAATGTTTGCATTACATATGGAGTAAGTTCGTTTTTATTCTTTTGAATAAATCTATAAAATTGCTCTATAGTAGACTCATTATATCCTGTATTTCCGTTATTATCTTGACGTAGCATAAGCCACATACTAGGTTCAAAGTCTTTAGTTCTAGTTACAGAAACTTCTAAAAAGTTTGATATAAATTCTCTAAGTCTTGTACCTGTTAATGTAGTAATATCTACAGGTCCGTTTGGTCCCATTATTTTAATAGTTCCTCTCACAGGTTTTCCATCTTTTGGAAAATTATTATTAAGAGGTCCTATTGGAATACCATTTTCGTCCTTACCATAGTCTATAAAAAGTTCATTTTGTTTTATATGATTATAACTATCAGTACTTAATAATGTAAAACTCATACGTCCAGCTTTAATCATTCTATCCGTTTGCATTAATAAGTCTTTAGTTTCGTCTAACTTCAAAGACATCGTAAAAACCTCCTTTTTTTATATTAAAATATATTAAAATTCACAGGTAGTTGTTCCAAAATGGGCCATCTGAAACAATATAATACGCATCGTTAAAAAACAACACAATGTTTTAAAATCTTATATAAAGGAGGTAAATTCTAATGAAAATTGTTACTTATGGTAATATTTCTCTCGATGAATATAAAAATACATCATTTACAGAAGAATGTGAACTTATATTTGAGTCTATAGAAATACCAACAGAAATAGATTTTCTAAATGATAATGAAGAACTTGCTACCGAAGGTATCTGGGATATCACTAAAGGAGTGGGAAATACTATAACTAATACATATAATATAGCTAAAACTACAACTAAAGGAGCTACTCAGCTTGCTGGAACCATTTTACGTAAATCGAACGATATGCTTAGATTCTTTAATAACCAATTAAAGAAAGCTCTACCTAGAATAGTAGAAAGTTTAAGAAAAAGTTTAGAGCAATTAGAAATTACATATATGAAACTTACTAAATTCGATGGTAGACTTAAGGAAATAGCTATTAGAGCTACTAATATGATTAATACTAAAAGTTATGAACGTATTAATACTATACAGCCAATGACTATTAGATTTTATCATACACAAGCTAGAGTATTTAAAGAAATAGTTGATATTGTAGGAGATTATCATTATTTATGTCATAAAGTATGTGGAATACAACTTGATGCTAGTAAAATATATGTTCAAACTAATAATGATGTTATTTTTACAGAGAATAATACTGGAGCTAAATTAATTGCACCAAGTGATCTTATGGATAAAGTAAGAGAACTTACAAAAGTTAGAGATAAAGTAAATTTAGAAGAAATTGCTAGAATTATAGGTATAGCTCAAAAATCTGTGGAAGCTTACAATGGAGCTATGACTAAATATGGTGAAAATAGTATTCTTAGAGCTTGGATAGAAAAAGAAGGAAATAGTCTTGGATTACCAATTAATTTCTTAAATCTTGGAAGTCTTAATACTAAATCTAGAGCTAGAATAAATGAATCTGAAAAGAAAAAGGGTATAAACCCATTAAAGTATGCTCTTATTCCAGATAATAGCACAATTACATTTAATCCAAATGCGTGGAGAGATCAAAAAGCTAAATTTATTAATATGGTAGATGCAGAACCTGCACAGGGTGGAATGGTTAAATCATTTGTTGCACTTATAAATGGACAAGCAGGTGGACAAATGCAAAAGAGTACTATATCTGTACTTGTAGATTTAGTAAGAAAAGGTGGAGCTTCTGTAAAGAAACATACTGATATACTAAATAAAACTGCAAAGAAAGAAATAGATGAACTTATTGCATTTAGTAATGGACTTAGTAAATACCTGACTTCAGAAGATCAAACTAGAATAAATGCTGCTACACAAAATGATGCTGCTAGAACATCTGCTGGACGTCAAGTAGTTCAAGCTGATACTGGAATTGGTGGAAACGCTCAAGATAATATAGGAGCTACTAAAGGTGGAAATGACCAATCTAAAGTAATACATGCCATAAGTACAGGAATACTTTCTTATATGAGTGGTTGGTATAGTATTATATTTAAACTTAATAGTTTTTATAGTCAATGTAGCACTGGGTTATTATCTGCAGTATTTGATATTACTAATGAAGTTGATAGTTGTTGTACTATGGTTGAAAATGGAAATGTAGAGCAACAAGATGGTTTCGACCAAGCTAGAAATGATGTAAAGGAAACTGCACCAGCTACAGATGATACAGGAGGTTTCTTTAATGGCTAAGGTAGAGAGAATATCAGCTAATATTACTAGTCCTAGACCAACAAGAGAACAAGCTGAATTACAGATAGGTTTAAATAATAAGACCTGGTATGATAGTCCGATTACAAGTATGATGAATAACCCGTCTGTTATATCAGACTGGTGGAATATAAATTCAAATGAAACTACTTTTAGCGAAACTGCTAACTTAATGAAATCTAAAACAGATAGTACAAGATTTAACTATATAGAAGGTTTTGTACATTATGGACGTAGTAGCCAGGAAATCGAAGATAAACCTGACACAGAAAGACGTCTTGCAATTAATTTAGCAGATGGACAAACTATGATATTAGGTGGAACTATAGAACCTAAAGAAGGAGACCACTTTATACCATATAGTCATAAGCACATAGATGTGCCTTTTATGGTTACTAAAGTAACTCCTGCTAATCTTATTAATAAAGAAGTATGGGTTGTAGATTATACGGAATCTACAGTGTTTAAAAATAGACAAGACTTAATGGAACATACTGTAAAATGGTATGTTTATAAAAGTGAAAATGTTGGTACTGGAAAAAGTACAATAGTTGATAAAACAACTGATGATAAAATGACTAACATGGAAAAAACTATGGATAATATCCAAAAGATGTTAGTCGAAGCATTTTATGACAAGGACCTTGATGTATATGCATTTCATAGTAGTTTATATGGAAATTATATATTTAACTATTATGCAAATGATATGCTACAAGAAACTCATAGACTTCTTAAATATGGACATAATAGAAATACGCTATTCTTTACTAATATATATGCATTTGACAGAGTAACTGCTAATTATAAGACTTCTATATATGAGAAAATGCTTAGTAGAAAGTTTAATAAATTAGAAGAAACATTCCCAGAGCCAGATGATAATAGGGTTACTTCTGGTGCAGGAGAAATATTACATCAACTTATGGATATTAGGGATCAAATAAATGAAGAATATGGTAGTTACACTCCAAAATATAGTTATCATATTAAACTATATTTGAGACAAAAGAGTAATCATATGATATTTAGTAGTTTATACAATACAGACTTTGTATTAGTTGATATGTTAAATACTGCTGGATTTATAGACCCTTATTTAAAAAGTTGTTATTATACATATGAAATTAGACATCCATTACTTTGTAAGTTTTTTGATGCATGGATGGATAAGAATTTTGACTTATTTGAAAGTTATTTAAAAGAATTAGATGATTATTATGTTGATAAGGATAATATAGATGATTATTTTGGAGCTACACTATTATTACTATTACTTAAAGAACATTACGGAGAAGTTAGTAAGGATGTATTCCAACCAACATATGCTAAGAACTTTAATAGAGGAGGTAAATAATGGGAGATTTATCACTATTTATGGTATTTATGCAAAATTATGATACAATTAAGAAAAAAATAGCTAGTATCGAAAGTACAGAGAAAGCTGCAGAAGAAAGTGTAATTATAATATAGGAGGATTTGCAATGGCTAAAGAAAAAAGAGAAGATGAAATGACTGTAAGTAATCCTACAGTTGAAGAATTAAAAGAGATGGAAAAACCTAAAAAGAGAGAATCTTTAATATCAGGAGAAATGTTTCATGTACCAGAAGAAGTTAGACATGCTGAAACTGTTGAACTTAAGCAAGAAGAAAAGGTAGATCTTGTTACTCCAGAAAAAGTTAATGAGATTGTAGCTGAATGGCAATATCCAGATGCTAGTTATGCTTTTAGTGTAGCTGGAAGAAATGGAAGCCAAATATTAGAAAATAAAGAAGATGTAAGTCCAACTGATAGAATGATTCTTACAATAGAAGAAGCTAAATTAGTAGTAGATAGAGGATTTACTCTTAGATGGACAGTTCCAGGATATGAATCTAGTGCATGGTATAATCAAATATTAGCAAAATGGAATTTTGATTTCTTTGCTGCATTTATTAAAGGTGAAATTGAAGCTGGAAGACTTAATAAATATTCATTTTAATTAACAAAAAATATATGAGGGTGTAGTTATACACGATCCCTCTAACGTGTTGAGTGTTTTAGTTAATCAAACCGTTAATCTTACTATGAACATAAAGTCTTAACTTAGTTTCATTTAACTGTTTGTTAAGATAATACAATACTGATGTATCATCTTTAGTTATATCAAACTCCGAATTGACTTTATTATTCAATTCTATAAGATAACAGTACAAATTAACATCATGTTGGAAAGCATCATAGTCACAACTTGCTAGGTCGTTAACTATGAAATTATCCAACATTGAATGAATTGTAGATATGTCACACATTTCATTCAACACCTCCATGGATATATGAGAATTTAGCTATTTATAATTTTATGCCGCAAATTATAAAATACATAAATGCTACATATATCTATATTAGTATATGTAATCATTAAAATGCTAAGTTATCATTCCTTCGGAGGTTCTTAAAATCAAAAAAAAATAAATACCCCAATATAGATAAATAATTCTATATTGGGGTTATTCTTTTATTTATCGTTAGAAATTAAATGCACTAGTAAATGCATCTGCTTCTCTAACTTCTTTTATAAGTTTATCTAAACTTTTATTATCTTTTACACTAATACAGTAATTGTAATTAGTTACTGTAGAATTCATTGGTACATGATTTATATATAAATCATAATTAGAATACATTAAGAAATATATTGCTGACGGAGTAGTTACTTCTACTAATGGTTTCATATCACAATTTTCTGTAAATTTTTCAAATAGTGTAAACATAGCCATTTCATCAGCATATAAATCTGTTACTTTAGTATGTTTATTAAATTCATTCACATCTATACTAAGATTATAAGAATTAGTATTTATATCAAATATAGTCATACATCTTAATAAAGATAATGGATTTTCTACTTTATTAGCATATAAACTAAGCATTGTAGTAGGAACTATTTTATTTTCTAAATCTACCATAAACTTTTTAATATAAAGTATTAAGAATATTATAAGTTTATTAATATTTACTAATCCAAATTCTAATAATGAATCTACTAATCTATTTACTTTATTAGAATCTATACGAACATACAATTCATTATTCTTAAATAACATATATTCACTATCTGTAAATAAAGTTGGAAATAGATTTTTAATTATTACTATAAATAATGCTATATCTTGTGTATTAGAATATGTTACTATAGGATTACATGCAGGACCTGATACTAAAGAGAATTTAGCTACATATTCACCATTAGTAATCTTTTCTATATCTGGATTTATATAAGTTAACCATTTATCTTTATCTCTAATACTTAAATATTCATTAAATAAATCAGCTGCTTTTAACTTTTTAAAACATAATTTTTCAAAATCTTTAATCATTGACATTTCAATCTCTCCTTATAATTTCTTTATTATTTGATCTTCTAATATTTTATCAGTTATAATTAAATCATATTTATCATACATTATATATGTATTATTAAAGATATAATTTAATATTTCATATGTATAACCCTTTGGATTTATACAATCTATAACCATATTTATAAATACAAATAGCTTCAAATATTCATTTACTGGATTCCATTCTTTTGTGACTCCTGGGTATAAATGTAAATTTTTATAGAATAGCTCTTGAAGTTTTGTAATACTTAGAAATTCTAATGGACGCAATCTAAGAAATTTATCTTCAATGTATACAGGTTTAGTCATTTCGAATCTAAGTTGCATATTACTTTCAATGTTATCTATATTTTTACTAGCTCTATAAAGCCATTCTCCAATAATATGCCAGTCCATATTAAGTATAGATACAGCATCTTCATATTGATATCCCATGTAGAGTTTTATACTACGACATGGTCTATAGAATCTACATTTTCCTAAATTAAAATCTAGATTATTTCTAATATCATAATCTAAGTATAGTTCTGGTTTAGAACTATCTCCTATATGCTTTATAAGATTAAATATTAGTAATAGCATATAAATTCCATATCTATTCCATTCATCTATTGTAAATACTAATTCTTTAGTTAATGTTCCAGAAATATTAGGATGTGTTATAACAGATGGTTTGTATTCTATTTGTATTGATATTTCATCTTCATCATATGGAAATGTAGTCCCAGCTTTAAATTTAGTCCCATCATATAATACGACATCTGTTGGAGTTGTATAGTATTCACTTTTAATATAACCTTCTATATCACTTATTATTGGTACTTTAGAACCTTTTAAGAATCCACTAGTAACAAACTTTATTGCATCAAACATATATCTCACTCTCCTAATAAATCTATTATTTTAATTTCTGTTAATAAATTTTTAACTTCAGGCATATTCATATAATTACCATCATATGTTAATAATCTATCTTTTCTATTAGTATCAACATCAATATTGGCTAATTTATTAATAATTACATCAGTTGCCATTAATAATGTCGCTTTACCATTGTTTAGCTCTATATTAAGTTCTTTTGCTATAGAACCTAAATTCCATAATATAAGATGTCTCATTTGAAATAGTGCTCTATTAGTTTCTACAAAATAGCTTACTACATTTTCATGTAGAAGTGTACCATTGGCTTTATCAACGATATCGTTATAAACTTTTTCTTCAGCTTTATAATCTGGATATCTAAATACATCAACTGGAAGAGGTCTATTATCATACATTTCTCTCAATTCTTCAGTTCTCTCTGAAATTCTTTGATTTATATATGCGGTTATATTATTTGAATTTATAGCATCTATATATTCTTTTATTCCTCTATTATAGTTATAACCTTCACTATATAATACTATATTTTCTATAAGTTCTTTATTAAATATTTTCAATACTTCATCTCTTTCTTTATTTTCCATTTGTTTTTGCTCCTTTCAATATATCAACTGTAAGTTTTATTTGTTTAAAATATGCTTCATTTTCTGTTACTAATTCAATTATTCTATTATAATATCTAGTTGGCATTCCAATAAACATTCTTGGTAACTCTAGTTCGTATTTAATTTTAAATGTTGATTTCTTATAATTCTGTAAGAATAACATTATAATATCTCTAAAATAGTCTCTTTCAATATCATACTTCATTTCATCATATTTAGATACTGGAAATCTTCTAAAGTTATCATCCCATATATAATAATGATGATAATATAGCATATATACAAGATCATCTATATTATTTATAATAATTTGCTCCAATATATGTGATAAATATACCGCATTGATATACATATTGCCTATTGAAAAATTTAATAGATATCTATTTTCTTTCAAGAATTCAAGTGTAAATATATCAAATGTACTAAGTAAATTAGCAGATTCATTTACATATTGTTCTCTATAGAAGTATAATTTATCACGCAATATACAATCTGGAATAGTTTCTATATCCATATATGTTTTATCTACAGTTTGTATTAAATCAGGTTCTACATATTCATAATCAGTAGTTTTAAAGAACTTTTTAAATGTTTTTATATTTTTATTAATTGCATTTAATTCATCTTGAAATTGCATTGTGGGCTTTAAAATATCCCACAATGCAGACTTTACAGTACAAATTACTATTTTATTCATCATCACTCATCTCCGGTTCAGGTAAAGAACTTTCTTGTGAACTTATATCATGTTGAGTTAAATTTGATAATGGTCTTCCTCTTAGTAAATCTAACATATTTTCATCAGTATTGAATAGTTTTAAATTTTTAACTATTTTAAACATTTCACTTATTAAGAATAATTCAAATCCTGTAACACCATCTCTATATTTACTAATAAATCTTTCTTTGTAATCTTCATAATTATGATATTCTACTATAAATTCTAAGAAACCTTGTAAGAATTTAATAGATGACATAAACATTTCTTTAGAAACATCAATCTCTCTAACTATAATTTCTGCTATGTCTTTACATAATCTAGAAATCATCAATTTATCAATTGCAAATACTAAACCACAAGCATCAACCATTTTATCAATATCCATGTTATTTACATCTATAACCAAACCAGCTTCTTTTATAGTTCTAAATCTATCTTGCATAGATGTCATAGTTGTATATTTATGATTAACATATGTGTATTTATATATTTGTAATGCACTATATGATAGATTTCTATATATACGTTCATAACCAATATGTGAATATACATGATCTTCAGAACTTCTTACTACATCTTCAGCATTTGGCCATTTAACCTTTAATATATAATATAAATTAGAATTCATTACATTCTTCTCTTTATTTAATAAATGTAATTCATTTATCATTAAATCTAGTATCTTTGTATCCATTATTCTATTTCCTCCTTATTATTTTTCAAATATATTACTTCCAGTAAAGTAATGATCAAATAATGCTGGCATATATTTATACATTTTAGACATTGTCTTTCTATCATTTTCTGATATACCCTTAATTTTCATTAAGAATAATGTTTCTAAATTACTTGCATCTCTAATAGTTGCAGTTGTAATTGTATTTATAAATGTGAATAATGCATCTGGTGGATTTACATTATCTTCTTCAACTTTAGGATTTTCTAATTTTGATACACCCCATACATGTTTATGCAAATTTGGATTTTCTAACTTATAAACTTCCCATATATAATTAACTAAATCTTGATATTTAATATTAATAGTGTCTTCACTAACTAAAATTATATTAATCAAGTAATTTTTTATAGTTTCTATTTCATCCTTACTAAATTTATTAAGATTATTTTTAATATCATTAACTGATATTATATTTAATGTACTTAAAATATATTTTTCTGCAAAATATATAAACCCATCATTAGTTATGCTATTACTAGGCATTTTTCTACCTAAAGAGTTTTGTCCTAAAATTTCACTAACTTCATCAAATATATTTGAAGCTATAATAGGATCACAAGTATTTAAATCCTCACCTTTTTCATATGCAAGTATTTCAGCCAATGCTCTTCTATATTTTTTATTAAGATCTACTCTATTTTTAAGTAAATCGATAGATCCAAATATTTCTATATATTTATCAGTTTTCATATACTCCTCCTTAAAATCCATTCTTTACAAAGTTACTAATAGTTTCAACCTTATTTAATGTATCTAATACAGCTTTAGTGTCTTTTTCATTAAATAACTGACTTCTACTAATATAGTACATATATAACCCACATTCATCAGCTGTAAATACTTTATTGTAATTTTCCTTTATAGTTTCGGCTTTATTTTTACTATTGAATAAAGATTTTAATAATAATGAGAATTCAAGTTCAAGTTCAGATTTTCTAATCATCATGTTATAATGATAATCATTTAATTCTATAGTTCTCATTATAAAAGCTACAAGATCTTTTATAAAGAAATCCATAAGTCTTACATTTATATGGTATAACATAGCATAATGGAATAATACCTTTTCTCCAAACTTATTTTCTCTAAGTTCTTTAGTTTCAAATTCTAATCTTTCATCATACATACTCTTTCCGTTTGTAAAAGCTGCAAATTGTTGATTTACTATAGTAGACTGTACGTAAAGCATTTCATGTTCCATTGGAGTTACTTCTTTAAATGCAAGTTTACTTTGTACATCCAATACTCTTTCAGAGTATGCTGCATTATTTTCCATTATAGCTCTGCTAATAGTTTCCATTGATTCCTCAAGTTGATCAATAACTTCTTTCATATTTATTATTCTATTTGTCATTTCCTTTATCATTTTATCTCTCATTTTCTATTTCCTCCAATCAATTTTAAGAATTTTTCAAATCTTTCATATTTTACAGTAGTTACTATCTTAAATGATTTTATAATTTTCTTTGCTAGATCATACTCCCATTCATCTATATTACTATAAGCAGTTTTTATAGATTTTTCTATATTAGCTAATGATTTTTTATCATCTACCACTATTTGATATGCTATATAAAATGGTAGATCTTCCAGTACTCTTCTAGTGATATGTCTTTTAGAATTAGATTCTACATTATAAGAATCTACAATATCAGCATCTAGTTGATAACTATATAATTCTACAATTTCTAGTATAGTATCACTTTGTAATTTACTTACATCCATACTAAATAGTAATAATTGATCTATTAATGATTTATCAACATTGTCTGCTATACTACTAAATTCTCCTACTATTCTATCGATTTGACAGTCTCTAAATATTTCATACACGTCATCAATAATATTATTACTTAAATCTTCCCGATTCATTTGTAAAAATATTTTAGCAAGTACTCTATTAGTACGTAAATATTTATGATTAATTAGTTCTCCTTCTCTTTTATCTAAGTAATCATCGATTTTAGCTTTATTTGCAGTTTTAAATCCTCTAATAGTTTTTAATAATCTTATACAAACTGCATAAATCTTCAGTTTCACAATTGCCATATCTAGATATCTATCTAAATACTCTGATTTTAACTCATCCTCCTTTATAATTTCAAAAATTCTTGATTTAACTTTAGCCGCCATACAATTTCCTCCTTTATATTATATTTAAACGCTATATAAGCCTAAATACAAGGTTTTAAACTTATACAACGTTATTTATATACACTTACTATTAATTTACTTTTAAATGGTCTGCAATATCCTTTAAAGACTGCTTAAAAGATGCATTATTATCTTTTATATATTGTAATATTAAAGCTCTTTCTTCTACAGTTATTAAACCAAATTGCTGAGCTAGCACACAGAAGAAATCTGGAATTTGTTTTCCACCAGCAGTCATTGATTTTAATGGTCCAAAATCATGTTCTACATTGAAATATCCAAACTTAAATGGAATTATACAAGATACAACCATGTAAATATCCCATGCAAAATCCATTGTATTAATTTTAGTTTTATTTTCATCTGCGAACTTAACAAACCAATCAGCATCACTTTCCATAGTAGTTTCTATTAATAACTTTATATTATGAAGTATAAATAGATTTTGTAAATATGATAATCTTTGCATTATTTCTGCCATCTCTAATAATTCTTCTGGAGTATTATTTTTAATATTCTTATTATCATACGCAGCAATATTAGGCATTACCTTCTTATCATATAACTCCTTACCAGTATTTATTATATAAGCTATAATCTCTTTAGAAGTTTTATTTTCAATTGGTTTATATTCTTCTATAAGTTTCTTTATAACTTCAGATGAGTGTTTTCTTATTTCAACCACGTTAGGATGTGCATTTTCTATTTTAATAGTTTGTACATCATAAAGACATTTGGTTTTAAAACCATTATCAATAGCTCCATTAATGAATTCATAAAAATCCATTTCTTTAATTTCTACATCTTGTTTCTTTTCTTTTTCAGCCATAAATATTCCTCCAATTATATTTTATTTATAAAGAATATATCAGAGTTGATATATTTCTTTATATACTATATTATATGTAATTAAGTCATTATTAACTTTTATGAGAGATACTATTGTAAATGTTTATAAGTTTATTATATTGAGTATCATCTATTATAGATAATTCCTTCGTAATTTCTATTCCACCAAGTACATCTCTATGATTTTCTTCATCATTGATCATATCTTTAAATGCATTTGTTATAAAACCTGTACAATATTCATCATCATAGTAATATTCTCCAAGATGATCTTTAGTAGTACGATAATATTCATAATAAATAATAAACCATACTATAATAACATATAAGAAATTACCATCTTTAGTATGATATTCCATATTTTCACCTTTAAAGTATTCATTTACTAATTCATAAGTATAAAAATATGATAATAAATTATGAAGTTGTCTTATTTCTATAAGTATTTCTAGTATAGATTCATAATATTCATTATTATTCTTAAATTCTTGTATTTTAACATCTACTTTATCAGGTTCATTTATACTTTCTAATAATTCTATTACAGGTTTATTCTTATATTTTATAGAAAGTTCACACATTTCTAGCATATCTTTATTAGAATATATATTATCATTATATATTTTAGCATGTGAATCTTCAATATTTTTAGTAATTCTTCTATATTTTTCCATTATATCATCATAAGATTTATCTTCAACATCATTCATTATAATCATAATTATATTAGTAATATTTGATTTAAATCCCATATTTTTAATGATAATATCTAATTTATTCAAAATAATCAACTCCTTTAAGGTAAAAAAAATAAATTGGGAGAGATATTTCTACCTCTACCTTTATAAAATAAATATGAAAATAATGTACTATCTATATTGTCCATCAGAAATGGTATCTCTTTCGGCTTTATATAATGCTATCTTAGTATCAGTACTATTAACATCTAAATTTACCATTATTATACCTTTAATAGATTTATCAGATATTTTAACTGGCATTTCTTTAGCACTATTATTCATATCAGTCATATCCATAATACCATCATTAACTGCTGCATTATCAATCCATCCCCAGAAGTTTTCAATAACTTCATCTAATCCATTAAGTGTAAATTGATTTAATATATAAAGTATTTTATGGAATACAGTAGACATTTTATCAAAATCATGTTTTACATGTATAAATTTAACAGGCATAGATGCAACATCTTTATTTTCATTTGCAAATATTGGATTATCATTATCTTCATTTCTTACTTTGATTAATATATTATTATCAATAAAATTTGGTTTTAATAATACTCTACCAATTCTATTAAATATAATATTTATTCTTTCAGAAAACATCCAAGTTTCTCTAGTAAGTCTAATTAAGAAGAAACTTTCAATTCTTCTAGAAATACTTCCATATGCATCTACTTTAAATTTAGTTTTTGCCATATTTACAGCATTATTAAGAGCAAATGTAAATCCTAGTAAATCACCAAAATATGTACAAGAAGCATCAAAAGCTTCTTTAGTGGAAGCGTCTCCATCTAATATAGATTCTCCTTTTTCTTGGAAAACTTTAATCATTGCAGATGGCATTACTTTAGTAATTATTCTATTATACATAGAAGATTTTTCATATTCAATCTTATCTTCTTCATTTGTAGAATTCTTTAATTGTTCTACTAATTCAGGATTAAGAAATCTTCTAATTAATAATATTGCCTCATTAAAATTTTTAAATAACATATATTTTACCTCCTATTATATTAAGAGGTGGGAAATTAATCCCACCAATTTTTATTCTTCATCTTTAGCTATAACATTGTCTATACTTTTCTTATTTGACAAATCTTCTTTTGTATTTGCAAAGTATTCTATAAAGTCATCACAACCTACTACAGATGACTCTATTACAGTTTTTATATATTCATTTCTATCATGTATTGGATCAATAATAGATTTTGGATTTGGATATACTATATCTTTATCCTCAGTTGTTACATATTCTCCATTTTGTTTCCTAGTAATTTCAAATCTTCTTTTAGTTCCTAAAGAATATCCTTCTGAAATAAACATATCAAGTTCTTGATCAAATAATAATTTAGAAATAGTGAATACTGACTCATCGCTATCTAAACCATTTGATACTCTATCAGATATTAACTTATTAATACTTATTTCAGTACTACCTGCTATACATTTTTCTAAATTTACATAATGTATAATTATTGCTGGATTAAATACTAACATTTCTGTAGTAACATATGATAATCCACTAAATAGGTTTATATCATAGAAATCAGCAAAACGTATAAATTCTTTAATAGCATCAGCATGTAAATCTTTTATAGGTTTACTAAAATCAAAAGATTTTTGATTTAATTCTAATCTCATAGCCATTACAGTAGATCTTTCAAATTTTGCACGTTCATCAAATCCCATATTAGCTATCATAATATTTTCATTAAGACGTTTAACTCCAAATATAGGAGCATCATCAATATCTAGAAGATTACGAGAATTAGCTTCAAAATCATAATTTTCTATAACTGTATGTGGAGTTTTATTTATTTCAAAATAATCAGCAATTACCATAGTCTTACTATCTGTAGTATGTATAGCAACTTTAGATTTATTAATTGGTTGTCCTTTACAGAATTCCCAATCATTTAATAAATTATCTAATATTACAGTTCCTGGACAATGTTCATAAATAAAGTTCTTATCATTATCATAAAAACCTATACTTAATTCAAAAACTTTAAGTATAATTGAATTATCAACAGGACTATCTATAACATAACTATTGAATGTATCCAAGAATGGATAATCTTTTCTATTAATAGATTTAAGTTTTGTACTCAATCTATTTAAATAATAACGAGTTTGTCTTGGAGAGTCAAAATCTTCCTCACTTAAATGAAAATGTATCTTTCTTACATTTAATCTTGCTATAACTCTCAAATAATCATATTTTCTCATTTCAACAGAATCTTCACTTTTAAATAATTTTACCATACTAATCATTCTCCTTTTCTTACATTATTTTCATATAATAGTATTTCTTTTTTCTCTATCTCTAGAGAAACATCACCAAAATCCTTACTCTTTCTATTATAACAAAGAGTAATTTTATTTATATTATCTAGTCCTATTTTCTTTTCTACAATACCAATAAATTTCTTATAGAAATTTGCATTGTATGTAAACTTATTATTTTCCTCTGCAATATCACTATCTGCATAGATGACAATGTTTTTAACTGTTTCCACATGTTGTCTATACCAATAAGATAAACACTCAATCATTGACTCAGCACCCAGTGATGCAATATATAAAGTATTTTTACGTTTATGATAATAATTATAAATATTTATTATATCGAAAATACCTTCTGTAATTACAATAGTATCCACTTTATCTGGAATACCATTATATAAAGTATAACCATAATCTTTTTCTAATGCATACTTTACTTTATAATTACCATAAATACTTCTAAACATAAACATTCTATAATCACGCGTAGCAAATGTAATACCACGCTTATCATTACGTATACCTAATACATTGAACTTAGCTAAGTCATCAGTGTCAGACTCATCAAGAGTATCATAGATTGTCTGAGCTAGATTAGGTACTACTCTATAAAACTGTATCAAAGCTGGGCTAAATTGAATTCCTGTTCTTTTGATTAAATAATCATACTGAGTCTTAGATAAAGCTTTATCTTGAACGATTACCGGTTTTGTTCTAAGTTGCCATTCTTTGATATTACTATCAACTTTAGAAGCTTTAAGTAACATCAATATAGCTTCCTTATTATCAAAACCAAAATCTTCAAAGTCTTCTACTGTAATATAGCGTCTTATGGTGCAACTAGCTCTAAAACATTTAAGGAATGGTCTTTTATCTTTCTGATACCAAACATAAAGACTTCTATTCTTATGTCTAGGACATTCACTACATATTCTATCACCAGTTATCTTATACCAACCATTTTGACTTTTTCTTGGGTTAAGCTCAGCATACATAAATTTAAACCATAATTCACTAGCTTGGTCTAAATCCATGCTTACCTCACAAACTCGCTAAATAAACTATTTACAATAGGTGGCCTATTGATATATTCTTCATAAGGATTAGTCTCCTCATTATCATCGAATTCAATAGGGTATTGCTTTGGAAATAATAAGTTACGTAACATTTTAGGACTATTTAATAAACGTAATATATCATACATCTCATGTATACTAGGCGAATAGGTATCCACATCTCCCATATACATGTTCATTAATGATTTAAAATCTTCTAAACTTATTTCTAATTCTCCCTTATTTAATAATGCTATTATATCAGCATCATTTAAAGGAGTTATTGGAATTTTACTATCTTGCATTGTAATTATTCTACATATATTGTGTAAGAATTCAAGCTCTGGATCATCCATAACTCTAAAATAGAATAATGCAAGTATATTTTGATTACTTGTACCAAATATAAGATTTGAATATGTTTTATATTCTCCTATAACGGCTAATAGACATTTATTTATAATAAGTTGATTAAATAAATGGTCTTTACTGATTACAATATTATTTTTTACAAAATTTGACATTTTCTCTGCAGTTTCTAATCCACGGGTGTCTAGTAGATTTTTATATATAGTAGCAAGTTCCATTATAAATTTATCCATAAGTTCTCTTGCAGTCTTAATACGCGTACTATATAGAAATGCAGTTCTATCACTATAAAGAGCAATATCTTTATTAGTATCACTATAACTATCTTGTACTATATCTATTTGGTTTACTTCTGGTATTTCCTTACGCTTATCTTGGTTCTTTACTATATTCATATATACAGATGTTATAAACTTAGATAAGTTCTTATTAGCAAACATAAAGTCTTCCCAGTCACAAGTCATATTATATACAACTTTATTCATATCTTTAACTGATACACTATATTTCTTTGCTAATTCTTCATCAGTTTGATCTTTTAATGGTGGAGTATACTTACGAAGTGCCTTCCAAATAATTTTTCTAGCATCATCTGCTAGCCTTTGCTCACTCATACCAAACTCACTAAATTTTATTACAAAATTTTCAGTATTTTCTTTAGTCCATTGATTTATATAGAATTCTGTAAAGAAGTGATGTATTTCAGATTTAAGTTCATCTATAGACCTATCAATAGGAAAACATTTTGCATATACATTACATAAATTATCTAATATTTTATCTATAAATTGTAAATAATCATCTTCTTTCTTATTATTAGTATTATTTAATATACCATTAAATATATAACCAATCTTAATAAGTATATTAAGACAATGAATAATTCTACAATTTAGATTATCAAGTGTTACTTCTGTTTCTGCAGGCTTATTATCAATGTTATCTATTGATATAGCATCTACATATTTACATACACAAGTTACTAGATATTCATCAAATGTTACATGTTTTTCAATAAGTGCATAAAACTTTTCATTAAACGTTTCATCAGCATTACGAGTTAATAAACTCGTATCATTATACATTTCTACTATCTTTCTAAATAGAAATTGTCCCAGTCTATAATATTCAGCTTTATCATTAATATAGAAATATTCTAGAAAATGATTAAGTCCTTCTACTATCTTTATTATATTCGTACTATTAGAACTACTACTACGAATACATGGAATACTTTTACCGCCTATAATACTTTCAAATTCTATTCCTCTACCCTTTTTGAGGAAAAACATTTTATTTTCCATACTTAATTCTCCTATATATTATATTTTATATTCAGTTCTGGCATTATTTAAAGATATACCATCAATATCTCCTATTACTATTCTATGTGCAGTATCACTAGCAGATTCTATGCTATGTGATATACATATAATTTGATCTATCTCTAATGTTGCAAGAAGACTATCAATAATTTGATTAAACTTCTTACGGTTTATAATATCAAGGTTTGCATCTATTTCATCTAAACAGAATACTTTATATCCAGACAAGGTAAGAACACAAGCATTCATTATCAAACTTACTAGACAAAGTTCCCCAGATGAAAGTTGAGAAATATCGGCTATTTCTATATCATTAACAGAAGCAGATATCATTATATTAATATCGTCCACTGTTATTTCAATATTGATAGGAATATTATTTTCATCTAAAAGAATATTAGTTTGCTTTTCTATAAAAGAAAGTACATTATTGAGCATTATTAATGGAATTTCTTTCTCCATAATTACTCTAACTCTAGAAAGTGCAACTCTATCTTTATCTAGACTATTATATTCTTGCTCTACTTTTATCTTATCTTCTATAATACGTTGTATATTAACTCTTTCTGTAATTATGCTATAATTACGCTTCTCTAATGTCTTAATACTCATTTCATCAGAAGATATTCTAAGAGTTAACTTATTATAGTTCATATTTGCCTCTTTTAACGCATTATAATGCTGTTTTAACGCGTTCTTTGTCATATAGGCATATTTTGTATTAAGAAGATATGGATTAATGTTAAACTCGATATTATGAGTTTTAATAGCTTTTAAATCCTTTTCTAATTTATCAATTTCTTCTAATAAAATATCAGGATTTTCTACATCTAGATTTATATGCTTAATACTATCAAGTTTTATTTCATAATCTTTAGTACTACTTTCAAGACTTATTATATTATTAATAAGATCTTCTATATTAGCCTTTAATGTATAAACTGACATTATATACTCACCATCTGTTAAACTATTAATAAAAAATGATTCATCTTTATTTAAATGTAAATCTGCCATGGTTTTATTAGTATATTTATCTATTATATGTAATTGATTAAATAGTAATTTTAATGGCTTTAATATTTCTATATCACTATTTATTATAGCTAGACTCTCTTCACTCATTTTAAAGCTATTAGCATTTTCCTTTACCCATTTTGCATCAGTTACATATCTTTGATATAACTCACAATTAGACGGACAAGGTTCTACTTCATATTCTTTCCCACCTTCAGAATTATTATACTTTTTATTATATTCTGCGATAAAATGTTCCAATACATGTTTTTCTTCCTCTTGTTCTTTCATTATATCAACTACATTTTTACTAGCATAATTATAACTACAGTTCTTAACTCTATTTATAGCATCTATAATAGCCTTTAAAGGCTCTATAAGCTCAATAGAGAGGTTTTCCATATATTTAGGATTAACGTATAAGCTAAGTTTAGAACGCTTATTAGAGGCCTCTAAACGCGTTATATCGCATTTATTAGTCCATTCTTCTTTGTTAAGTTTTGTCTGATAAAGTGATACTTCTTTATAATATTTATCTTTTCTAGATGTTATATCATTAAATAGTCTATTAATAGTATTCTCATTTTCTATTTTAATGTTATATCTATTTATAATAGTTTCATTATCAGAAAACATAGATAATGCATCTAAGCATGCATTGATATCATCTATACTATCTTCTTTTAAATTATCATACTGAGTAAGTGTTTTCTTATCTTCTTCGATAGATAATTTCATAGCATCCATTTTAAAATTATTAGCAGATTCTTCACTATCCAGTTCTTTAAGTTTATGTCTTAGCTCATCTACAGTTCCAGATATATCACCACTACGTCCATCTTTTATCTTATTAAGCATATTATTAACAGTACGATATTCAATAATACAATTCTTAGTCATATTTTCTACTTCTTTAGTTTCTACTATATCAGACAATAATTCACGTCTATTTTTAGCAGAAGACTCAGTAAGTCCATTTGTTTTAAAACTAATATGTGAAGAATTAAATGTTTTATGATCAAATTTAAGATACTTCTTTACTAATTCTTTAAAGAAGTTTCCATTCCCAGTAGGATTTAATTCTTCTGTAGCTCCTTTTTTAATTATATTAAAATATGACTTTGCACTATGTCCTTCTCTATTATTTGGAGTATATTCATGTATAATCTCATAAAATATATCATTATCTTTATAAGTTATACGTTTATACCCAGTAGCACCTTTTATAATAGAATATGCACTACTATATCTATTAGATGATGGGTATGGATGTAGTTCCGATAAGAGAAAACTCTTACCAGAACCATTTTTACCTACTATACTTATTATAGGATTATCAAGTTGTATTTTAAAATTACCAAGTTTAACATGATTTTCGAATTCTAATTCGTATATTATCATATATTACCTCTTTTTGTATATTCTATTAGCATGTATTTGAAGTCCTGTTACTAGTGCTTGAGTACCAGAAGATTTCTCTGATTTTACTGTAACAGCATCTACAAATCCATAATCTACTCCCCATTTTAAGAATCTTTCATGTGGTAATGCGTCACTAGCATCACGTCCATCTTTACTATTAGGATTAGTATCTGCTAAATAACGATATTTATTATATTGTAAACATGCATTATAATCAAAACAGTTTGTATTATTAAATGTATTGAATAACGCACTATTAGAAGCAATGGTTTTATATATTTCAAGACTCATTGGTTTTATAAATGCTTTACTATATTTAACAGTATTATCAGAAGTTTTTTCTTTTACAGATTTATTAGTATCAGAAATACGTAAAAGTTCTTCACCTAGGTGTGGATATAGTGCATAGAAATGTTTCTTACTATAACCTGCAATAAGTTTTATTACAGTATTAGTATTAATCATTCTACGATCTAGTCTAAAACTATTATTTTTTGCAAATATTTCATCTTCAGATTCCTCCGGAAGTTCTGAATTATCTAAAAATTCATCTATTTCTCCAGAAGCAATCATTTTATCACGCTTCTTATTAAATCCAACATCATGTGATCTTTCAATCCATTGATATATATTAGGAATTGCATCTCCAGATTTCTTTCTCATTTCTTGATCCATTAGATAGCATTCATATGTATTAAGAGTTATATCCTTTACTTCATCAGAAATATCAAGTTCCATTATCTGTTTTACTATATCTTCAGCTTCTTTTTCTTCAAATACTGCAAGTGCATTTACAAAGTACTTTGCATAAAACTTTAAATGGAATATAGGTTTATTATATCCATCTTTTGTATAGATATCATGTATAAAGTATGCAGTTTGTTTACGTACTTTATTACGGTTCTTTCCTTTACGATCCTTAAATGTAAAAGGAGTGTATCCATATATAGCACGTTCATAATAGAAAGCTTCTGTCATAAACGGTTGCCTTATTTGTCCATTTATATTATAGCTTCCATTCTTTTCTGGAATAGGAATTACAAGTATGACACTACTATCTGCAATACTTTCTTCTATTATAGACTGTTTTATTATACGTTCTACATTATATTTATGCTTCTTTGCTTGTGATTTATAGAATTTCTCTACGCTTTCTATTATCTTATACCCTCTCTTACGCAAATATTCTATCTTTTCTATTACTTCTTGTATTTCTATACCTTTTTCCATATTAAGATCTATAGGTGGTTTACTAAATATACATTTATATAAACGTACATTCATTATATCTAAAGATGCACATATATCCATATTAGCTGGAATATCAAGTGCATTCTCATTTTGTTTCTTTATCATTACAATATTTTGCAATATTCTTTCATTATATGGGATTTCCTTATAAGCAATAAGAACTTCTTCATATTTATTTGAAGTATACGGGTCTATAAGTACATCTTCAAATAAGTAATCTTTAATATCTCTGTTCATATTGAATAAGTCATTATTTAAGAAACCGGTTCTTTGGAACGCATTCACGAATTTACTATACAATTTTTCTATTTCTGGTACATTACGTTCAAATTTCATATTATTCCCTCTCCTTTTAAGATAATAAAAATAAGGTGGAGAACATCCCCCACCTTACAATTTATTCATCATTTAATGAAATAAATCCATTTTGTATAGCCACTTCTAATATTTTATCAGCAGACATATAAATTTCCTCATCATTCAAGTTTAAAGTAGCAATCATAAGACTATATTCTACTACTTTATCACCATATGCGTCTCTTATTACATCAGAAAGCATATGAGGCCATTTAGATTTATTTATTATTTCCAATCTATGAACAGCTTTCAATTGATCTGTTGTTAGTACTATATTTTTAGGCATTAAATAATACTTTACATTACCCATAGTAATTACTACTTCTGTAGCTCTAGTAGGTTCATCATATACATTACTTATATTTGTACCATTAATACCTACTGTATTATTCTTATTAAAAATAATGTTATCTATAGGCACTTTATCCTTATTGATAAAATTATTTAACAGATTTAAACCTATATCAACAGGATGGTTAATCCCATTGATATTTAGTTTATTATTAGCATACTTAATATTTATCTTACCATTTAATGTATTATAAATATTTCTAAGTGTTTCTGCTAAGTTATTGTCCAATTGAACTGGTTCATCTTCAGATTTCATTAATGATGAGACTGTTTCCAACTGTGGTTCGGCTTCATTGTATCTTTTCTTTAATACTGTGCCTGATGTTTTAGTTTCTTTAACCACATGTATCAACTCCTTATCCTATATTTGAATATGCAGTGTCATCTTTAACAGCTCTCATTAGTGTATATCCTGGTTTAGTAATCAAATTCCAAGAGATTTGATTATATTGATCCATTACAAGTTGAGGCCTGATTTCAAATCCACTATAATATGAAATTACACCTTTTTCTAATGCTCCATCATCTACGTCAGTCATTGCACTATTAATATATTCCAATGTAAGTGCAGGGTCATTACCAAATCTATTTGATATTGTAGAAATTGTATTCATACAATTATTCATATCAGATTCAATAATACTACCAACTGATTTCAATGGGTTACCATTTGTGCTATACATCCCACTAGCATTATAGAAATTATTAATTTCATTAAATACCATTAATTTTGTAGGATCTGAGTTAGCTGCTTCTTGTGTGTTAAGTTGCAAGTTTGTTCTAAATTCATTACTTAAATCTGTAGCTGGTACTACAGCAAGTCTACTGTTTTGAATTGATGTATGTATTTCTTGAAGTTTTGATAATATTGCTTGTCTACTTCCAGTAAGCATATCAAGTAATGTAGTAGCTTTCTTCTTATCAATAATTACAATTAAAGAATAAGATCCATACCTACCACTTTTATCAATTACTTCAGGATCTGTATAATAAATTTCAACTCCATTTACGAAGTTATCTTGATTCATTATACTCATAGCTCTAGCTTTAGTTACCAAGCTTCCAATCAATAAATGCACCATTACAATTTTCCAGTTAAACGTTAAGTTACCCATTATTTTCCTCCTCAAATAAAAATATTTTTATTACTTTGTTCTACTATATTATATGTAATTATCTTGTTATTAATATTTATGCCATAAGTGCTTGCCATATTTGGCCAAATTCTAAATCTGCATAATTTTTATATTTTCTTATAAAGTTTGCATCCCAGAATTTCTTAAGCTTTTTAGCATTATCCATATCTGTAAATCCACAATCTTGTACAAGTTTTCTAAGTTTTATAATAGCATCGTTAATTCTGCTACTTTGTTGTGCTGCTGTATAATTATTATTTCCTGTAACTGAATTAACTGGAACTGTTACGTCATTTATTGCACTATACATTTGTGTAGTACTAGGAGTTGCCACTGTAGTTTTATGAGCTATAACACTATCTGTAATTGGATTTTGATATACTCTCCAATCAACACCAAGTTGAGCTAAATGTACATCTAATCCTTGATTTATTCTTTGTGCAAGCCCTGCTATATATTCATCTCCATAAGGTCCGTTACCTATTTTATTTAAGATTGTATTTGTACTATTTTCTACAATTTTATCTATAAGAGTAACAACTTCTGCTTTTCTAGCTATAATATGATTATTATTAACTATGTATGCAAGTCTTGCTAGATAATCTCTATTTACATTATCTATTAATATATTATCGTAAATTGCATCTAGAAGTCTATTCTTTACTTCTTGATCATTTACATTAAGATTTGGTACTGCTGTTGGTTGGTATGTATATACTGCAGAAGCTGGTGCTTGAACTGTACTATTAACTGCATTATTATAATTTACTGTATAAGCTGGTTGAGTATAATTAGTTGCTGCTCCTGTATATCCACCAGTTGTTGTAAATACTCCGTTTCTTATGCTATCTCTTCTTCCAAACATTTAATTACCTCCATTTATTTTATCATTAAATATATCTTTGAAATTAATTCCAAATGACCATAGTAGCCTAGAAGCTACTGAAAGTGATATTTCTTTATTATTATCTACACAACTATTAAGATTTCTTACATCATTAAGTAGTTTATCACTAGCTTTTTGATCTAGTGGTCTAGGTTTACTCATAATCTTTATTGCTTTTATTATTGCTTTAGTGAATGGTATTTCATCACTAACTGTTTCTGGGTCTGGAAAACTAGTTCTCTTTCTCCAGAAATCATTTAATACTACTTCAGTTGCCCTTGTTATAGTTCCAGGTCTCTCTAAATGATTACTTACTTCCGATAATGGTAATACCTTTATATCAGTTTGCTTATATACTACATCTTTATATGAAATATCACCATTAGATTCTACACGAATTCCAACATCAATATCCATTGGTAGTATTTGCCCATCTGGAAGTTTTAACATATGAGTAGTATTAGGGATAAATGTTTCTGATTTACCTATTTTCTTATTACCATACTTTAAAAACATCTAATCCTCCTATTCATCTTCTTTAGGTTTTAGTTCTTGTTCAAAATATATATCTGCACCTATTGCACGAAGTTCTTCTGTTACAATATATACACGATTTCCATCATTTACTGTAGCAGATTTAAGGTCATGATTTAATAAAAGACCTGTAAGATTGTATGTAAGTTGTACATCTTCTTTACAAGCTTTCTTACTTCTAAGAGATTCAAGATTTGCTTTCTCATCATTCTTTTCCTTTGCAAGTCCCTTCGTGTCTGTTTCAGGTTGACTTGTACTACTATTACCAAACATAGTATCATGATGATCTATATGTTGGTATGTATATCCAAGTAGGTGCTTTACTGTAAGATTTAAATCTCCATATTCTGGATGTGAAACTTCTATATCTGTTTCGGCCATTCCAAAATGTTTTACTGCATACGCTCTTATTTGAGACGCACGTTTAATACTAAAATCATTACTCCATGGCATTACAGCAACTGGAAGAGTCTCATAATTTTGACATAATTTATGAATTTCTTCTGGAGTAAATCTATTTTCAAAATCATAGTTTATATTACATAGAGTGCAAAGTTTAATAAAATGCTTATAACAAGTATCAGCATTCATTTTCTTAGCAGCATTTACAAAACAGTAAAATACTGCAGATAAAAAGTGTTCTTCATCAAATCCCATAATAATACGGTTAACAAATGTGAGACTACTATAAAGTACGTCTATATTACGCCCAGTAGACGGATCTTTATATTCACCATCTGGATATATCTTTTCAATAGTTCCCTTTGCCCCATGGGAATTAGTTACTTTAGATCCAATATTTGGTCTTACAAATGTTACAATATCAATAGTTATAAATGGTTTACTTATCACTTTATCGGAAGTTCTAAGCTTATCAAAGTATTTAAAGTTTTCAAGATAACGAAGAACTTTTTCATCACATATATCTTTATATTGTGTTACAATTCTATTAAGAGCAGAATATACATCTTTACGGAATTGTATATATTCCTGTCTATAATTTTCCAATATTGGATTTTCTATAGGTTCATTACATATAACTCTTATACGATTTATATAAGAATTTGGATGAACTATAAGCTGAGTTTCTTCTTCAGATATCGGTACATCATGTGTTTGAGTTAATTTTGTTATTTCTCCTTCATTTTCAACTATTTTAAAGACAATTGGATCTTCTAGTATAGTTTTAAGTGGAGGAAATATATTTTTATATTTTGATATGATTATTCTATCTTTAAGATCGATAGAAACACGAGAAATCTTAGCAAATGTCATTCTATCACAGAATGATTCACTTACTTTAATAGAGTCCCCTTGCATATCAGTATTAATATCCATCATTGTAAGAAAATTATTACCACGTGTCATCATAGAATTCACTGGATTATAGCAATGGGGATATCTTAATGTGAAATTTGAATCATCTGAGTTAATATCATACTCTTCGCCCATTTTAAGTATATCTAAATCAGTATGTTCATACACCATATAACCACCATTATCATGTGTACCATCAGTATCTAATAAACTTATACGCCCATTATGTTTATAGACGATAATACGCTGACTTTGATATGTTATTTCTGCTAGTTTAGTAATTTTCCCTCGTATTCTCTCAATAACAGATGATTTCTCAAACATATCCATGCACATTGCAGATGCACAAAAAGGTACCTCTGTATGTAATGGAACAACCATTGCTTTCTCTTGTGAAATTGACATATCATTACGTTGTGTAGAGTTATGATCTGCAAATGGTATCCAGTTACGAGAATACTGGAAAGATTCTAGCATATTTGGTGTAATTTCCAAAGTTGTTCTATGACCATAAGGTGCTTTAAATTCTGGCACTGAAACAGTAGCATGATTTAGTTTAGATTTCGCCCTTTCTCTAAACTCTTGAATTTTCTGCAATTTAAGGTCAATGTCTTTCCTGTCCATAATAGCACTCCTTTCATATTTTTCAAAATAAAATGACATCAAGATGTTTAAAAATATTATTGTTTATTAAATTAGTATCATTTTATTTCTACCTTATTATATGTAATTATCAAAAAGTTAAACCAGATGAACAAGAAAAGTCCAGGGTAGAAATGGTTATAGAGGAATAAAAAATAAAAATGAGAAGCTTAAAAGCTTCCCAAATTTATTTATTCTGATAAGATATCCAAAACTTGTTTCTTTAATTTTGGATCTTTCTTTAAATTTTCTGCTATATTATCTAGTGACTCTTTTATTGACTTATTATCAGAAGAATCTTTTCCTAGAAATTTTTCTAAATTTTCATTCATTTTCATAGGCTCCTTTCCAGCAGCTTCTCTAAGTGCATTTATAGCTGCGAATTCTGAAGATTCAGAGACTTTATCTTCAAACATATCTTGATCTTTAAGAGATTTCTTTTCAGATAATTCTTTTTGAATTTCTTCATTTCTTTTATCCCAATTTTCAGTAGCCTTTTCAGCTTCTTCTTGTTCTTCCATCATTTTGTCTAGAAAATCATTATTATCTGAACCTATATTTAAACCAGGGTTTTCTTTATTAACTTTTTCAATAGTTTCCTCCAACTCTTTATCTGCTTCTTGTTCTTTTTTATCCAAATATTTCCAAATCCCATAACCCACACCTGCTAATACTACTCCTCCGATAATTGATAATATTCCTTTATTCATTTTTATTCCTCCCTATTATTTATCTTCTTTTATTTTTAATTCAGAATTTTCCCATTCAGTTATAAAATCACACCATTCTTTAGTATCATAACATGTTACTAAAATATTGTGACACTTTTTGTAAAATTCTATAAAATCTTTTAAGTATACAATCTTTTTCATTTTACCAAATGGTTTAATTTTAGCAATAACTGGATTAATTTGTTGTCTATATTTAATTCCTGAATTAATATTTTCAATCAATTTATTAACTGAAGCAACAAACCAATCTTTTTCTCTACCTTTTATTTTATCAGATATAACCGCATCATATGCAGCATTTATAAATATTATAGCTTCAGTTTCAGTCATAATTTCTTTCATTTTAGTAACTTCATTTACTTCTTTAATTTCATTAACTTCTCTAAACATTTTTATATTCTCCTTTTAAATTGTATTATTAAATTATATTTTGAGGGAATGTTTTTTATTTTACATTCCCTCGTATTTTCTTACATGTTATGCATTTGTTGCTGCATAAATTGATTTATGTTTTGGACAGTTTCTTGTGTCATTCTATCCATTTCTCTAGTTATGTTATCTGCTGTTTGTCTTGTTATTTCATTCATACGTTCATCAAATTCTTTTTCTTTCTTATATTGATAAACTGCTGCTCCTAATATTAAAACTCCTAATCCTGCTAATATTCCTTTAAACATATTAAATCACTTCTCCTTTTTTATTTTTATATTTTTAATTTATTGTATTACTATTCTCCAAATATTTCATTTACAGTTTCTTGTAAATACTTTCTTATTTTAATAACTTTTTTATTTTTACTTTCTAGGAATATATATAATGATCCTATTAGTAATAATCCTATAACAATAGCTATCCAATATATCATAGCTCCACTTTCTAATATTACTTCTAATACACTTTTATTAAAATTTTCCATTTCTATTTCCTCCCTTATTTTTTATTTATTAAAACCAACCTCTTAACATATGATTTACCCAGATTATCAACCAGATCATAAATCCTATAAATATACCATAACATATAAACCCAATTGTCATAAATACTTTTTCTACCAATTCCCAATTAATTTTCATTTATTTATCCCTCCCATATAAATGTAAATAATTACTAATACTATTATCAAACATAATCGTTTAATTAATTTCCAGTAGTTATAATTTAATATAGTAAGTACAACGTCTACTGTATCATTATACTTACAGAAATTTTTAAATGTCTTATAATCTTTACAGATTATGTCTATTATAGTGTTCAATAAATCATTCATTGTACTTACCTCCATATTATATTATGTCTTATATCTATATTAGTATATGTAATCGTTAAAACGCTATCTTTGCATTCCTTCGTATATTCTTGGAAATTGCGTTTTAACGATTATTTTAACGGTAAATAAAAGGAATACCCCAATACAATTAAGTATTGGGGTATAATTTATTATAATTTTCTTATATCTTCAGCCATAGTATTTAAGAATTCATTATATTTCTTTAGCAATTCTTCTAATCTAGGACCTGCTATCTTAGTACATTGTATTGCATGTTCAATTGTATGGTCTATATCTTTATCTGATCTATTTAATCCAATATCTGCAGCCATATTTGGATCACATAGAACCCATATATACCATGCATTCATAGCATTTGCTACTGAGCTCATTACTTTTGTAGAACTAAGATATTTAATAACTTCTTCATTAGAATTACATTTATATTCAGTTTTATTCAAACTTTTAATAAATTCATCCATTTTTTCATTGAATAATGTTAGATTGAAAGGTTCTTCTCCTCTCATTATCTTATCAACTTCACCATATGATGTAACATAAACTGATGACAACATTGCAACTTGAACTAATGCTTGTTTAGTATTATTACTTAAATTATCATTAAAATTATTGTATATTGTACTTAAACAGTTTATTAACTTAGCAACTTGTTTATTAAGCATATTAAAAACAGCTGGATCGTAATGGAATACTGCAGATGTTGCCTTAATTTCACTAGGAGATTTTCTATGTGTGTTAATCATATGTTCTAATACGTTCTTAATATATAAACGCCTAGTCTCTTTTGGTGATTCACCATCGATACCTGTATAATGCCTCAAAATCGATTTATTATTATCAGTGGTACGAATTAAATAAATGTCCATGTATCTTATAAATCCGGATATATCCAAATCTGACCTGTTTTGGAGTAATATAGCATAATCAACATTAACATCACAAAGAGATAGCGCGGGTAATATGAGACCATAATCATCCACTAATGTTATGATAGTTTTCAATTCCAAATTTAATAGTACATCATTCATAATTACAAATGTTTTTGTCTTACGAGGTGATAATTCTGGCAATCCACAATCAGATATTTGCTTGTTTAAAAGGTTTAATAGTAAATTAATTTTTTGAACCATATGCGTTCCTTTCTGAAGCATGTGCGTCCCGTTCTGGACCATGCGCCTTCCTTCGTCGGCCACGTGCGTCCCCATATTGACCACGGGCGTCCCTTTGTTGACCACACGTGCCCCGTTGCTGACCACGCGCCTCCCTTTGTTGACCACACGTGCCCCTTCGCTGGCCACGCGCGTCTCTTCGTCTGGCGTTCCGTCCCCGGCTGTTCAAACTCGGAGTCCAGGTCTCGGAAACGGAGCCGCCAATGGGCTGGACCTCCGTCCGCCTTCTTCTGTTCTTCTCTGCTGAACTTCCACAGCCGATCACTTTCCACGCGAATGCCCTCCAAATCCGCGTCGGAAATTAAGGCAAGCGTCTTCAAACGAATGCCTGCGGCGAGAGTGCTGACCTTGAAGTTCTCGGCGACCGTTTCGGCCATGTTCCAAGCCTCTTGGACGCCGTCTGACCACAGCA